AGTGAACAGGAAAGGCTTATTCTGCACAGGTTGGGCCTTCCCCTTGTGTCAAATACTTGGTTACATAATAGGTTGGAATGCCTGATTTTTCGTCCACGCCGCGATGTGTTATCACCACGTTGCGCCCAAGTTCGTCCTTGCAAAAGAATCTTTTCTGCCCGTTTACGTCCAGTTCTTTTTCAATGCGCCAATGCCAAAATCGGATGTACGGCTTAATCTTCCTTGTGCAGATCGTCATCAGCTTCGTGTAACCGCTCTGCAATGCAATCATTTCACAAACGTCGTACCAAAAGTGGCCATCGCCGCATGTTAAGTATATTAAAAAGATGCCGCCCTCGTGGTCGGGTTTAAACACGGTAAACCCTCTGTACGGCATCCACAAGAAGTTGAAACCGGCAGGACATTCAAACTTATCCTGCGTTTTTTCCTCGTAAAACTGAATCCATTCTTCCAATGTGTGGGGAATGTTATAGTTCACGTTTCCTCTTCCTTTCCCTCTTTAATCCTCTAACTCTCAAACTTCGCTTCCAACACCTTCCACAATGCATACCAATACTTTTCCTTGCGCGTAAATGTGTTTTCGGAAATGCCGCATCTCGGTGTTACACCTGCCAAGGAACACACCAGCGCGTACATGTACTGTTCTTCCAATGTTTCCGGTTTCGGAAGGTTTTCCACAATTCCCGAAACTGTCTGTGTCGCCATGCAAACCACCTCACTGCCACGGCGTAATGCGGAACGCCAGCATACACCGTTCTACGTCGTGTTCCACCGCCTGGAATTTCCATCCCACAAAATTGTCCCAGCAATGGCCGCTGTAACTCGGCCTTTCGTCTTTATAGCAAAACGCATAGGGAGTTTCGTAGTAGATATAACCATCTTTTTCTATGGTTTTGATTTTGACAATATCGTCCCGGCGAATGTCGATGCCGGTTACATAGTAGGAAAACCCGTAGGCGCAGTTTCGATACAACCAAACCAATCTGCAAACGTACCTTTGAAACTTTTCCCGCAAGGTAAAGTTCGGGTCCAGCAAGTCCACATAGCCGCGATACTCACCAATAGTCTTTTCTGCTTCTTCCGGCGGATGATATTTGTAGTGGCGATGAAAATCATATTCAGCGAACCGTGGAACATGATGTTCGTCAATCATCCAGTCGATGTCCAACCGGTCGTCCCAGTTCTCCCACCACAAAAAGATTTTAGGCAGGTTGCCCAGCTCGTCCGCAAACAGCAGGACAAACGGATTGGTGAGGTAGCAGACGATGTTAAAAAGCACGTCAACTACAGTAAGCAACGCCCATTTTATGTATTTCATTTGTGTTTAACCTCTTGCTTTAAATAACATCCCGAAGCTCTGCTTTTAACGCGTTTATGCGCTTCAGTTCCGCTTCAATGCTTTCGTCTTGCGCCAACCGGCTGCAGAGATTAACAATCAGTTTCTCCTGCAGTTCGATAATGACGCTTAACTTTTCAATTACCTCATACATAGTCCATGTCCGTAATTTCTTTAAAGCGTTCTGCGGTGATTACACCGTTTGCTACATCCTCACGCAGTAACACGACCACTTCTGTCTTGTATTTTTCCGGGCAGTCGCTAAATTTCTGTGTACCTGCAATCAGTCTGTTTCTCCAAATCTTTGCCATAATTATCACCCCATAGATAACTCACATAATGCGTCTTCAATGCTTGCTTTCCACACATCGTCTGCCGCCATTTCGCCAAAGGCAAACCAATACCGGTCGTCAACAGAAGCGCACTCGATCACAAACGCATTTACGAACGTCCTATCCCCCGCCTCGACAACGGATAAGTCATCGGGAAACTTGGGCTTTTTAGCCACAATAAAGCACCCTCCGTTTTCCTCTGCGATAATTTCTGTACCGTTTTTGAATTTGATTGTCGTTTCCATCGTATCTCCTTTCCAAACAGTCCTTTAAACAGTTCTTTCATGTGCCGGATCTGTCGCTTTGACATAATCCGCGTATAGTCGCCCATCCAAGAGCGATATGCCTGTTCAATATCTTCCATCGGAATAATTCCTTTATCCAACAACCGCTTGTACGCTTTTAACTTTCTGCGCTCCCGGCTGACGGATTTCGGGTTTATCCGCTTCATAACCCTTCCGGTTTCTGTAAGCGTGTACTTAACTTGCAGATATTTGAAATTGCCGGAAAGTTTTACAATTCTTGTTTTATGCTTGTTGATAAAAAGACCATATTTTGCAGCTTGTTCATCAATTCCGTCCGATACCGAAAGTGCTTCTTCGCGTGTTTTGCAGATAAAATACATGTCATCCATATATCTGCCATAACACTTAATACCTCGCACGATTTTAACGTAGTTATCTATCTTATGAGGAAAGAACACGCCGATGTCCTGTGATAGCTGGTCGCCTATGTTTACGGATTTCGCCATCATGCGTTTCCCGGTTCGTTCCGCAAACGGAACCTTTGCATAGTAGTCTACGCTGTCAAACTTCGTTTCCATGCAGTTTGCATATTCTTCATCCGACATGTACGAAACATCCACTTTCATGTTGTGCAAGATTTCGTCCAACAGCCACCAGTTTTCTTCCGGCACAACAGGGTACAGAAGTTCTTTGATTTTGTCGTGCCGTATGTTGTCGTAAAACTTTGACAAATCCTTGAACCCGATGTACCCGTCGTTGTTTCCGTTTTTCAACCAGTAGTTATGCAAATCTTTTTCAAACTGCGCCCTTGCGAACGAAACGCCTTTTCCCTTTTGGCTTGCGCCGTTGTTGTGGATCAGATACGGTTTTGTGCAGGGGCCGATAACCTCATCGCATAAAGCGTGGCGAACCACCCTGTCGCGAATCCTGCCACCGTGTATGTGCCGTATCTTCCCTCGTTCGCACAGCGTAAACTCCGAGCCAGGAAGCGTCTTGTATGTTCGTGTATTCAATTCAGTCTGCAAGCAGGAAAGCTGATATAGCCAGTCGTGTTCAAATACCTGCGGCTCCCGTTTCCATGCGCTTCCTATCAGAGAAGCGCGAAAGGCACGATAAAGCACATTCATGTCTGCAATATACACAATCCAGCTCCTTATAATGTCCGCCTGTTAAACCCCGTGTAGCACATTGTCGTAACGCTGTGCATAGGGTAAGCCATGCGGTAACTCCGGCATTTTATGCCGCTTGCATTTAGGTTTCCCAAAGACAACCTTTCCTTTCGCTATCAGCCCATCAAATGAGAGGGCGTTGGAAATCGGGCGAACGCCATTAGAGTTCGACGCGTTGTTGTTGTTCGCATTCCCGTTGTTGTTGACATTCGCGAAGTTCGTGCCGGACGCAACCGCACGAAGCCACCAGTTCGCACGTATCAAAAGTTGCCTTATATTTCTTCGTTCTTCGGTTTTCGATTCAGAAACCGGTTTGCGGACCTGCGTACACCTTTTACCATTCCGATGATTGCTTCTATCTCCTGGGAGACAAAAGCAAACTTATTGATGTCGCATGGCAGCACTTCTGCAATATACTGCAATTCCTGCTTTAGACTGAACAGCCAACCGATACATTCATCAAGATGTTCTCTACGTTTACGAAACTCCGCAACCCTTGCTTCGCCGGTCGGAAAGATGCTGTTGCCGATTTCAAATTCGCAGATTATCCGCCTTGTAATATCCCGCGTGATAATCGTTTCTTCTGCAACAAAATCGGCGTAATAGCTTTCATTCTTATTACGCATCCTTGCCACCATTTCTTCCTTGCGTTCAAAATTGGTTACGCCGGTTTCAAACCGCTGAATTTTTTCTTCAAACTTTTGTTGGTCGTAGCCAAAGTCGTTGATGGCAAGTTCTGTAACTGTAAGGCGTAACTTATGTAATTTGCGTGGAGTTTCAAAATCGTGTTTCTTTCTTTTTGATTTCGGTACACTACCCATATGATCTCCTTGCCGCAACCGGGGACAAGCCCCGGAGATTGCGGATTAAGATTTGATAGCAAAAGCCGGGCGAACGCCAAAAGAGTACGACGCGTCGTAGGTGTCCGCATACCCGTGGGCGACGACATACGCGAAGGACGCGCCGGACGCAACCGCACGAAGCCACCAGGGCGCACGGTTTGTAATCCGCGACGGTTCTAACGCAAACAAGGGTAACTGTCCTTTGCCAATGCCTGTTTCGTACCCATGATTAGAACCCCATGCTCCATGCCCGTAAACCATAGATTCGTTCATCAGCTCAAACGTGCTGTCGTACCACGCCCAGCCGCTTGATGCGCCGTTTGTTACAGCATTGGTTAATAACTCTCTGTGGTTTAAGATGTGTGCGGAACCAAACGCGTTGTTAATCGCCGTCTGCGCTGCAGATTTCCCGGTGTTACTGTTCGTTCCTTTGTAATAGTCACTGCCTACATACGCGCCGGTCGTTACATTCGTTTTGTTCATCGTGCAAGATGCAAGAATCGTGTCAGGCACAATCACAACGTGATGTGTCGTACATTCTGTATCACCACAGTGTAACCAGTAATCGAACGCCGCGATACGCCAGTTTACGTTGTTGATCGTCCAGTAGTCGCCGATGAACAGGTTGTCGAACGTGCCTGCCGCAATCGCCGCATACTGGTCTGCCGTAACGGACGAACCCAGGCTCTTACCACGATAAACGCTGTTGTGATACCCCGCGTTGTTTTCAATAGGTAAGTATTTTGCCAGCTCCCTTTTTACAAACGCGGTAGAAGCAGACCTTACTGATTCATCGGTTTCCGGCTCTGTCACGCCGCTGATGGAACCGGTAGTCGCGATAGTCCCGGCATGAAGCGCATCCGTATGAACGCCGCCCCACTTCTTCACGCTCGTTCCAAGACTGCCTTCGCCGTCCGCTCTCGGTACGATGTTTCTTGTAGTCATGTTTTAATCACCCTCGCTTTCTATTGTTTCTTCAATAGGCTCTATGTCTCCGTTGCTGTCCTGCTCCCACAAATCATTGCTTAATTGTGGCAGTTCTTTCGGCATAAGCGAACCGAATCCGTCGATTTCCCAAATGCCGTCTGTAACCAGTGCTGTCCACTCCTGCAATATCTGCAGCACCTGCGCCAAGTATTCAGGCGTGTTTATTGCAAGTATCGCCGCATAGGAGTTTTCCGCCGCATCCGCAAAATGCTTCGCAGAATAATGTACGATTTCATGCTGCGTGTCACCTGCTTTGTAAAACGGATCTTCGGATTCCGCAAAGTTCTCTGCATCCTGCAAGTAATCGTCAAAATACTCCCTTGTATCCTCGATAAGTTGCTCAATCACATCATCCGAAAGATTGGAACCCATGCCAGCTCCGTCGTTCAGGCCTGCATACATCAGAAACCCGTCAAAGGGTGCGCTTGCCGTAATCGTCACGTTGGTGTCGTTCATGCTGATGTTGGCGGCTGGCACCATCGTGCTAACGCCGGTGCTGTAGTTTGTTTCGTACACACCGAACACGGCGTTGCCGTTGTGTGGGATAGTCAAAGCGTATCCGCCTGTTACTACATGCCAATGAACGGAATCAGATTTGAAATATACCTGCCTTGCGCTGCGCAGGTTTAAGATGTTGTAGATTTCTTCAACTTCCAAGTTGTACTTCCGCGCAAAATCATTTACTGTGTCTTTTCCTACACCGATATTGACTTTTTGGGAAGGCTTGTACTTTATAGGTGTTGCCATAGCCTACACCTCCACCCTGTCATAAGAAATATAGTTTAATATGAACGGGAAACCGCTTCCGGTCAGTTCAACGGTCATCATGTGGTCGCGGTATATCTGCCGCTTCTTGTAATGCAGCGACATGCCGTGATAAGCACGTTCCCCGTTCAGGAACACGTCTTCCGAATTATCGCTCACCCACTGCGTGTCGCTTTCGTTCCGCTCTCCGTCTACCGGGGAATACGGCGGTTCCGGTATCTCGTTCGTAACGCCTACTCTGCGTAGTCGTTTGTCATCGAAGCTTTTCACCCTGTCCGGGAACGGCACAACGATTTTTCCGACCATCACTTTCGCAACCGCGCTTTCGTAAAAGTCGATTAACGGTACAATGCCCAGGTCTACCTTTTTAACCAGTATGTCGTTGTAGCTTGCTTCCGTCTTGAACTTGACGCGATATTCCAACGGTTCTTTGTTGTCCTGCGCCACTTCGTCCGATGCGGCTAATTCGCTAATCACATTACGCTTGATAATTGTGTTGCCGACAATATCCACTACATCGGAATTGAAATACCGCTGGAAAAAGGTCTGCGTGTTGCAGTCGAACACAAGCACCCATTGGCTCCCGGTCACAAACCATAACTGGTTCAGTTCCGGGTTGAACCGCATCTTTGTCTTTGCGGGCAGGCTTGCGATTTCGTTTTCCACCTGCTTGCCTACATAATTGACCGGCATGTTTCCGTAATCGTCCGTAGGGCTTATCTGTTGCAGCGTCCGTTCCCCAAGAATGAACACGTTACTCCCAACCGAAGCGAACGCAGCCATGCCTTTGCAGATGCCTTGCGAGGTAACTTCCTTTATCGTCCAGTCTGGGAACTCGTTCTCCAGCCGGAATATCTTGCCGTTGTCCTTAATAATCAGGACGTAGCTTTGCAGGTTTATCAGACCTATGATGCGACCGCCGGATTTGTAACCAATCTGTGTAAAGATGGCGGCGGACGGGTCGTTGCTGTCCTGCGTCCAGTTGGTTTCGTCACCGACTGCGGAGTACAGCAGGTTGTCGTCACCGTCAAACACAAACACACGACCGGAACGCACATATACGCCGCGACTGTCCGGCGGGCTTTGGATGATGGTGTTCATCTTGTAAACGACAGCGGTTTGGTCTTCTTCCGGATCGGACGCACCTACATACTTGATGTACTGTAAGTACCCACCGCTCGCCACAAGCACACCGTCTTCCCAGTTCGCCGTAATTACTTCTTCGTCGCCGTTCAGCTCCCCGATGTGGATAAACTGCAGGTCGTCCATCATAGCGTAGGAGTTTCCGTCCTTGCAGAACAGCAGCAATACCTTGTTGATGTCGTCCCATGCGGCGGCTTTGATGTCAGACGTGATAAACTGGCTTACGTCCAGTATGTCGTTTGTTCCGCGCACCGTCCGCAGTTTTCCGGCATTGTCGATTTCCATGTTGCACAAAAAGCTCATTTGGTTCGGTGCAATCATTTCATCGGAAGCCGATGTGTTTAAGCCCCCGGAAAAGTCCGCCAACATCACCGGCTGTTGGTTTTGATGTTTCGTAGATGGCCTCATTGCACTGCACCACCTATCCCTGCGCCTATCGTAGCGGACAACGCCGCATTGATTTCATCCAGGAGCGCCTTGTCCTGCGAAATTTCGTTTTCTAACTGGTTGCCGCAGTAGATAGCCGCCAACTTAATCGTCGTTTGGTTCAACGCGTCGTGTGCAAACGGCATGTCGTCGTCCTTCGTGACAGCAGGGCATGTTGCAAAGTACCGGACTTTAATAAACGGTTTTTCCTCGGATTCTTCTTCCGGTGCTTCGTATTCAAGCCATTTCATCTTGTTTCCGGTAATCTTTACCGGATATACGCCTGCCGTCTTTACAAAGTTCTCCGGCAACGTGGTTTCCTCGTCGGTCACTTCCATATCTTTGACCATGATGGGGCTGTTTCTGCCAACAAGGAACGCAGACACATACTGTATGGCTTCGTTCAGGCAGTTGACCAGCTCGTCATCTGTCATTTCAATTATGTCTTTGTCGTGTATCTTGAAGCGCAGGTCTTGTAACGCTTCGCTTACATACATAACGCATCACCCGCCCTTTATACTTTAAAAGGCATACGGACTTTCACATTGTTGTACCGTCTTCCTGGTATCAGGTTGTCTGTTACACGACTTACCTCGCGCATCAGCACATCGGTTTCGGGATTCTGCAGCAGTATCATCACCGTGACCTTCGCCAACAGTTCGGAAAAGGTTTCCGGCAGTTCTATCACTGCTTCCGGGTCGGATAGCTCGCTGAATTTAAGCTGCGGTATTTCTGCCCTGTACAACAAATCAAAGTCTGTATTTGTATAAATTCTTCCGTTTACAACTTTATATTGCCCCGTTTGGTACGGGTTGATCTGTTCCACCGCCGGTATCGGTGACATATGGTAGCAATCCTTTGTGCGGATAATGTCTACCAAAGAGATCAAGTCTTCCGGCAGTTCAACCCCGGTCGTCGGGAAGTCGTAAAGCGGCTTCGGTTCCTCGTCCGGGTGTTCTTCGTTCCACGCTATCACTTCCGCGTTCATTTCTTCCTGAACGTAGTGCTGAATCTTTTCCAAAAAGTCGCTGTTCTTCATCGCCTTGTCCTGATTCAGATAGCGCAGACACTCGTTTAGTGCTTCCATTACGTCATAGTCGCTGTAAAGCACTTCGTCTATATCTTTCGCTTTGTACCGTATGCGGTACATCAGCCGTTTTATGTTGATTGCCATTTGCTCACCGCCTTACTTCGTGGTGAAAAACTTTTTCTTGTACTCCACCTTGAACTGTGGGTTCAGGCGAAGGAACATGTCAAAATAGTGCGTATAATGTGCGATATCCCCTACGGAGCGGTAGAACGCAGCCTTCCGTAACATCGGGTCCAGCGTCCACAGTTCCATCGGAATCTCCGCCTTTATCAGCACCTCGTCGCTACCTGATCCCAGTCTGCCGCCCATCTCGTTGTCCATCTTTACCTGATTGATGGCATCGTCCAACGAAATGGTCGTCTTCAGGTGGTAGCGTTCCTTTCCGTCTGCGTCAAACTCGGTGTCGAATTCCTGCCGGTTGACGTTGGACGGTTCGTATGCATCACTCATTTTCGTTCCCCTTATCCTCTAAAACCACAAAAAGAATTCAGGCCCTGACTACGCGGCACATGCTATGCACAGAATAATCAGAGCCTTGAATCTTAACTTATCGGGATGATCCCCTAAACGGCCCTCACGGGAATCATGCCTTGATGTTGATGATGGCTGCGGAAGACAGCGGCTGGTCGAATTTCAGGCCGATGCTGGATTCGATAACGAATTCAGAATAGTTACCTTTTTTAGCCAGGCCCTGCACCTTACGGGTCTTCTCAAACCATTTCTTTTCAAGGTACTGGGAGTCCAGCGCCAAGATCATGCTGTCCGGGAACCACAGATGCGGTTTGCACTGCACTTCGCCAAAGTCGGTTTCCAGCGTGGTAGCGATCAGGTTGGTCTTCTTTTCGCCGGATTTCCGGGTGGTGTAGCTCATCGCATTCACGATTTCGGAGAAACGTGCTTTGTTATGCGGGGAAGCCCACAGGGTGTCCGGGGAACCGCCACGGCGATAGGCCATTTCCATTGCGGAGTTGATGTCGGCAACGGTGAAGTCGGCTGCGTTGTTCAGGTCAACCACGTTGTTCATTACGCATACTACAGTAGAGCCTGCAGTGCTCGGAATGATTTCCGCACTCGCGGTACCTTCTACAGCATCTTTCATGTTGTCGTAGATATTGAAGATGGTAGCCGGGGTAGTGGAATCCAGCCGTACATAGTACAGGGTGTTCTTCTTCAGGCCGGTCGGCATGGTCGCCGCATCGAAGTACACGAAGTCACCGGTACGCAGGTTGTGAGCCGCGGAAGTGGTAATTTTGCCTGTGCTGGTGTTCACGGTTGCGCCCAAGGTCTTTTTCTGCATGAAGTAGGGCAGACCACCGGTCATAGCTTCTACAGCTGCAGTGCCAGCCACTTTGGAAGCATTGTTAACGAACGCATACTCGATGTCACGGGCGTGTTCGGTGAATGCTTTGGTCAACTGACGGTTGAATTCGTCACCGCCGCGATAAACCTTGCGGGCTTTACGCTGCATGTCGGTTACACAACCGCTGGTCATGAAAATCTGAACCACGTTGTCCAGTGCTTCCATGCTGCCAACCGGATGGCTGGTGTAGTCTTCTTTTTCAAGATGTTTGTTGACCATCGGGGGATGCAGTTCTTCAGTGGGCCAGCTAAAAGCCGGTTCTACTGCATTGGGTCCATCAGGAATAGAAGATAAGAAAGGAGTTTTGTCAGGAGTAATACTGGTAATGATCGGGGAAATGTCTTCAGCGTTGCCCCAAGCATCGAACGTAAAACTCTGATTTGCGGAAGGTCCCGCGTCGCGAATTACTGCCATTTTAAATCACCTCGTATTAAAAATTTTTTATTATAAAACCGCCGTCAGGTTGGCTTCCCGGCGGCGGTTCTATGCGAAATAAGTAATATTGTGTATTAATCGTCAAAGAAGTTGCCGAACATCTGCCCGATGGCGGCTTCCCTCTGTTTCTTTGTCATCCCGCCCAAAGCGGAAAGCGGTGTGGTCTGCCTCGGTGCTTCCCCACCGTTGCCCGGTGTCTCCACAAATGCAGGCTTCTGCGCCTGCGGGGCAAGCCCTACGCCCTCTCGTTTCGAGTAGAATTCCAGTCTGGTATCGTTGTAGACTTCCTGTAAAGCGGGCAAATCTGCCATCGTAAGCTGTCCGTTCGCCAGCTTCTGCAACAGCGGTACGATCTGCGCCGCTTTCTGGTACGGCATATCGTTCACCCTGGTAATCATCAGCTTGTCAATCGCATCGAAATTCGGCTCTTTCTTCCGCATCTCGTTGGTGAACGCCACGACCGTTTCGTAAGCCTGTGCATGGTCTGCCCGTTCCGCTTCCTGCACCCGGCGGATGTTCTCCACATCCTGCATGATGCGGCTGCGGTTGTTCTCGATAGCCGCCTTGTAAGCGGATACCTTGTCCAACAGTTCCTGGTCGTCGGAATACTCCGCAACGTCCAGCTCATCCTGTGTGATACCCACTTCCTGCATCGCCCGTTCCTGGGCCATGCGGTTCACGTTAGCGTAATATTCCTTGGCCTGCGCCACCTCGTCCTGCTGTGTAGGCTGCTCTGCGGGAGCTTGCTGCGGCTGCGGAGCCGGTGCTGTAGGCTGTGGAATGGGGGGAGTGTACGGAAACGGATTGACGGTCTGTTGCTGTCTCGTCTGCAACATCTGTGCAAACTGCAGCATCTCGTTGCCGTTATATTTGGCCTGTTCCTGCTGTGTCTGTTGCTGTGTTTCAGGCGGTTTCGGTGCAGCAGGCTGTGCCTTATACGGTGGTGTTTCCGTACTCTCCTCGGCCTCCTCTTCTTTCGGCATCGTGGATATTACTTCGTTCCTGCCGGTCCTCGGATTGAACACCAGCTTAAACGAACCTTTTTCCGATTGTGCCACAGAATTATCTTCCGCTCCTGTGGTGGCGGTGGCAGGAGGTATGGATCCACCACCACCTCCAGAAGCCGGACTTTCACTTGGATGAGTTTCAGCAGTAGATGCTGTTGCCGCCGTGTCCACCGGGGCAGAGCTGGTAGTAGAGGGGGAATCATTACCAACCGCACCTGCGCTGAAACCTGACTGCGATGTCATGTTACCTTCGTTTCCCATTCTTTCTTACTCTCCTTTCCTCTTTTTCATCTCTTCCATCGTCTGCTCTTTTAAAGCAGCCTTTCCGATAAGGGCATCGAACTCACCCTGCAACGCAAGGCAAGCCTTGTAATACGCCCTGATCTCCATCAGCCTTTCGGGGGTGGATGCAGACTTAATGCTTTCCAGCACCTCGTCTTCCACCCCGTCCAGGAAAATGTCTATGACCTCACGGGCTTCTTTAGCCTTGTCGCCCAGGCTGACCACCTGTTGGAGCAGGGCTTTGCGCTGTCTGTCCCGGGCCTGCTGTCTGACCGGGGTTCCTATTTGCGCCAGCTCTGTCCGAAGCTGTCGGTATTGGGAGTTTCTTGTTGAATTCCTTAACACTTTCCAATTCCTCTTTCTGAATAATATCCTCTGCGTTTATATTTGCACCGATGGCCTGCAGTAACTGCATCTGCGCGGCCGGCGGCATGTCTGGATACTGTACCGAAACACTGGTCTTGGGCGCGCTGGCTTTCTGAATCTCCCACTGCGCCTTCATCTGTTCCATCTGCAGTGCTTCCTGCTTCTGCTGTTCGGCGGCCTGCTGCTGTTGCTGTTGCAACTGCTGTGCTTCCGCGCTGTCCGGGTCCAGAATGTAGTTCTGCACGTTCCGAATGCCCATCTTTTCCAGCAGTTCCGAAATAATGTTGTACCACGATTTCGGCGTTACCAGCCCAGCCTGTGCCAGTTGCGGATAAATCTGATTGATCATGACCATCAGGTACTGAATCTGCGCTTCTTTCGTGCCGGGTCCCAACCCCACGTTGATGATCAGGTCGTAGTCGATGTTCAATTCGTCCCTGGTGATAACGATATTCTCGTTTGTCAGTCGGATAATCTGCTCCTGGTCCATGTATTTCTGGTCGAGCAGGATGATGTATTTAAATATAGGTACGATAAAGTTCTCGGCGAACATCCGGGACATCTGCTTCATGCGTTTTTCCGCACTGCCTAAAATCGCCGTGATGCCGGTCGCTGTCTTGTTCAGCGAGTTGCTGTCCAAGCCCTGATTGTACCGGGTGCTTCCGCTCTGCGCCTCAATCTCATTCTGCGCATACTCGATAACCTGCATCGAAAGCTGGCTGATGGGAAGCTGTGCGCTGGCATAGACCTGTGTCGCCGGGTTGTCCGTGGTATCCACCAAAACAATCTCGTCGTTGTTGATCAAGGCATCCACATCCACATTGTTGTTGGCGAAGATTTGCGGTGCGTTGTTCTTGGCAACATTGGTGATAACCTGCCGGAAGATGGCGGTCTTCAAGTCCTGCTGCTGTTCCAGGTCATCCGTAAACCCTTCGTTCTCATTGAATGCGTTGATGGGGTCCGCCTCGGCCGCAAAGTGGAAGAACGGGGCCATCCCCATATCGTTCTTTGCAATACGGATCGGTGTTTCCCCAATAACGTGTACGATAACATTCTCGTACCGCCCGTCGTTGTTGTAGTCCACATGCAGGTAGCACTCGTACAGCTCGAACTGCTTGGAAGCCAGGTCATCGTCCGATAACTTGTCCGCAATCGTCTCCAACTCGCTGTTGGACAGCGTCTGCAACTCGTCGGGACGCGTATCCCCGCTGCTCTTTTCGTAGTCGGCCATCGCCTTGTCCACATTCTTGTAGATGCCCTCGGCTTCTTTCTGCTTCAGATAGTCACCGTTTACCATCTTCCTGTGGGCAATAAACTTGGCGTCCTGTACACTCCTACCGTCCGGCGTGAACCGCAGCTCGTCCGGGGACATATACTGCACGACCGGGTAGTTGGACTTGACGGTAATCTTGTCGAACGTGATGACGAAGATGTCCTGGGCGTCCTTCAGCGGTTTTACATCGATGATCTCCGCATTGCCAGCCTGTTCTTCCTGCATCAGCGCCGCCACAAAGTCCACGTTGCCACTTTCCACCATCTGTTTGTAGCGGGTGCGCTCTTCTTCCCGGCGCCACCACACCTTGGCTACACACCAGTTATATTTCAACGCGTCTTTCCACGCGGATTCGATGAACGTGGGATACGCATTCTTCCGCTGCAACTGATATTTCAACAGCTGTTGCACTTTTTTCGCCTTTTCGTCGTCGTCGATGTTGACAGCCCGGATATCTACAGGGTCATCCGTACCCAGAAACGGCTCTTCCAAAGACGGAAGCATCCATTTGATCGTGGTCTTGATGTCCCTGGAGCAGAATTCCGACGTCTCCGACAGCCGCTCGAACTTGCTGCGGTAGTGTTCCTTGGTCGCAAGGTACATATCCCTGCGTTCTTCCAGCTTCGGTCGGATCGTTCCGTCAAAATAGTCGGTCGCAACGTCCTTCCCACGCTGATACGCCCGCATGATCTTGTCGATTTCCTTCTTCTTTAATGTGTCCAGCGAGATATCCTCGGTGTTTTTCTCCGGTTCCATCTGCATGGTGAGGTAGTCGATGGGGCGCATGGCCTGCGGATTCGGCTGCATCATGGGTGTGGTGCCGATATGCGGTTGTCCTTGCGAAATATTCGCCTGTGTGTCGTTCAGCCTTGCGCTAAAATCAAGGCCGTTCCCTTCTGCAATGCTCATATAAGCCACCACTCATTCTAAAAATACTCTGCGATGATAACTGCACCGCTTCCTACGCCGTAAATCTTGCTCCCGCTCCCGATCTGTACCGGGAAAACACGATATTCTCCCGCCTTAACAGGGATGCCGGTGGATGAAGTAACATCCTTGTTGCCGACATACGCCGTATCCGACCCCTCCACGTTGTTAACTTCCAACGCGATCCGCCCGCCGTCGCGGTTATTTTCCAATGTTCCGGCTAACGCAAGAGGCTGCGCCGTGGAAGATAACGTAACGGAGCCTGTCCTGACCTGTGTAAAACTGTGCAAAAACATAAAAATACCCCCTTTCTGCCATTTTTTGCATTTTGTTTATATAAAAATAGCGTTACATGCTCCCATATTTGCGAATTTTTCCTTCTTTTCGCATTTTGTTGAAGCGTGAACGCTTATTTAACCTGACCGGTTGCGCAAATGTCAGCGCCAATGCGTCGGCATAGTTCGGAGAAGCCAATCCCCTGCGTTTCATATCGTCTTTCGACTCCAACTGCAGCTTGCCCCGGCGGTTGATGGCGGCTTCCGGACCCGTCAAGTCGGTAACGATCTCGTCCTTGTTCTCCACTGTGCCGCCTTCCTGCAGCCATTTCTTCATTTCCGACCACATCTCCGCCCGTTTGTTGGCGTAATATTCGTCGACCGGCTTACTCGCAAAGGAAATCAACTGCCAGACATCGGCTCTTCCCATGCTCTTTAACACGGAATAGATGCCGGTGCCGTAGCCCATATCGATAAATCCTTTCGACATCCCGTATTCGTCCTGAAAATACGCTAACTTTTCGGCTACCAACGTGTCGTCGCTGTTGCTTTTCAGTTCCCACAGCACTTTGCTGTAGTTTCCTTTGCGCAGATACACGATAAGAGAATCCTCGCCCGTCCATGCAGGGTCGCAGCCGATAATAACAGGCTCTCCGTCCGCCGCATCTTCCAACGAGTACCGTTTCCCCCGCTCGACCGCCTCTTCCGCCAATGTCCTGCTTATCAACTGGTTGGCGGCAGCGCTCGGGAACTGGCCCAGCACATGGACTTTGACAAAATCTGAATCAATGCCCCATGCCTCGACCCACTCGTTCAGCTGCTGTTTATTAGAAATCCGCACTTCCCTGGAATCAATCTGTTTTCGTTTCCAAAAGTTGCGGAATTTATTGAAGCAATCAAAAAAGCGCCCCGAAGGACGCGTTGGGTTGCCAAAGGCACACCATATGATTTCTGTATCTTTGTCTGTCGTAGCACCCTCTACCGTTTCCCATATGACATCGGCTATGGCAGAGGCCTCGTCGAATATGATCAATATCCGCCTGCCCTGGTTGTGCAAGCCCGCAAATGCTTCCGGATTCTGCTCACTCCACGGAATGGCGTCAATTCTCCACGTCTTTTCGTGTTTGGCATCGGAACTGTATAAAGAAGTCGCCGTGTAATCGAACAAGGGGTTCCCGATAAACAACCTGTACCACTTTGCCAACTCCGCCCACGTCTTCGTCCGCAGCTGGGTGTCGGTATTCGCGGTAACAACGCCTTTGGTATCCTCGAAAGTAGAAATAGCCCACAAGATTAACCAACTGACTAATGCACTTTTTCCGATGCCGTTGCCGGACGCCCTGACTTCCCGGATAACCGTGTTAATGTCCTTCAGCCCAGACTTAATATCCTCTAACAGTTCTACCTGCCATTCCTGCGGACTCTGGTTCTCCAGCTCTCCCTCGCCCCACGGGAACGCCGCGTATACAAACCCCACCGGGTCGTGCGCAAATTCCCCCAGGAACGCTGCCAGCGCGCCCTTCTCTTCTGCGGAAAAATCCGATAATTTTTTCGCCATTTGACCACCTTTTCCCTACCCCTCTTTTATTCTCCGACAGGAGTAACATCGATAATTTCCGGCGAACTTTTTTCCGGTATCTGCCTGTTAGCAGCCCTTTCCCTTGCCGCCTTTAACATGTCCGCAATGTTTACGTTCATGCTTACCTCTGTCTTGTCCTTGAACCCGCCCTCGCAACGGATAATATCCTCTGCTGCTTTGATCCGATCCGATAAGCTCGCATCTAACCCGAACTGGTCCTTCTCTTTCCCTTCCATTACCCTCGTTAAGAACGACTTTACCGCATCTAATGAGGCATAGCCCTTCTTAGCGTTCCTCTCTATTAACTCCTGCATGTACTCGACGTTCTCAGGCTTCTCCAGTATCTCCCTCGCCTTGTCCGACGCCGTCCGATTGTTCGTCCCCGGAAAGACTGCCTGATAACTCTTCGCTAACTTGTGCGTCTTGTAATACTCCCGTACTACCGCCTGCTCCTTTGCCGCGTCTAACGCGACGTCCACTTCTAACCTTCTCTCTTTCCCTTTCCCCCTGCTCATACATCTCCCCACTCTCTAACTTTAACCATATCTCCCTGTATAAATATAAAAATAACTCCTCGATCTTTATCGTCCTAAACAACGGAATACTTGCATACTTGCTCTTGTGTAAGATCGGATTTAACGGCGTGTGCGGATGCATCTCGTTGTACTTTTCCTTCGTTACTAATAAATACACCCTGTACTCCGTGTAAATCTTACCCGTCTTCTCACTCGCCTTCTGCTCTTCCGCATAAAGTATGTTCTGCCCGTATTTTACCCGGATCCCCTTTAACAACTTCCGCGTTAATAAATGAAAATTCGCCACTTGTTTCTCCTTTAGCCTCCTTCCGCGCCCTCCTCTTATAGAAAAATATATATAGTTATTAGAGGGTGGGTGTGTGTGAGTCCAGGCCCTGTCTCGGACGTGGGGTGGTGGGTGGAGTGTAGGTTATCCAAGAAAAAAAGACCTGACTGGAACGAGACACAGCGTAAATCATTTGTGTTCGCTGCGCTCACGCCCGGCTGTTACTGTCTACTGCTTGCAAAGCAAGGAGTGGTGCCTGCGGCACGCGAAGCATGTACGCCTACGCCGGCGTGCTTAAGTTGTGCCTGGCGTGTGGGTGCTCAAGCCGAGCCTGGCGCCTGTACATCACGCGTTAACGTCACCGTTGAATCTGTCAATTACCCATTGTGGCAAGAACGCATCTAAGTCATCGGAGAACAACGTATATAAATGCCATGTCAGCATCCTTCCGCGAATAAAAAATATCGGGGAGACGTATATATGCCCATCCTGTCTTTTTACTATCCGCCTGTCTTCCATACGCTTGATAAACCGCTGGCACTGCTTAACACCTATGCCAAGCTCTTTGGCCAGCTCTTTTGTATTCAGTGGCCTGTCATAGTTTTTGTGGTGCTTCACCAGCATGTTTGTGCGTGGCTGTAGCATCATCGCACAGCGGTACATGTGGCCGCACTCAGCCGCGCTCAGGTCCGCAGGCAGTTCCCATCCGCCCGGGAAGCTTCTCACAGCGTGCGCGCCCAGGAAATAACTGTACCCTTCATCCGGGTTGAACCTGTAACGCTTCCATTCACGGCCGCCAGTCTCTTTATATTCCGTATACGTCGCCGCCCCTGCAATCCCATCAGCAAGAACGTCAGCGCCCGGCGTATTCTCTTTTCCCATCCTCTTTTACCCATCTTGATACATTGTCATAGGGGACGTTTTTGTCCCTTCGAGGGTGCTTTTTTTATCCCTGCCCATAATCACCCGCAAAAGCCCGTCCCGCCTGCTTTACAGGCCCCAAAACCGGCCCGCGTTATGTGAATTCCTACATCTTGCGAGGGCGAACCTCGATGCAAGATACTATGCATTTTCCCTATCTAAAATGAAATAAACTATTCAACCCAAAGCCACACCGGAACCCCAGGCCCCAGGGCCGAAACCCCACTGCAGGCCTGCTGTCCGGAAGGCCTGCCGCAACTGTTAGCCCCAGCGACATCCTGAAAAGGGAAACGATACCGGAAGACCGGCCAACGCAGGACCAGACCCCAGCGGGAACAACGCCCGGAAACGCGCTGGCGCGCGTCTGGCCGCGACAGAGTGCAGGCCGACCAATCCCGGCGTGATTGCAAGGTGAACAACAGCGCCCGCCCGGGGAAAACCCGCGGACCCAGACAACCGGACCCGCCCGGCGCCCAATCGTTAACCGCTCACGTGGCAAACGTTAACGCATTTAATTCCTACAAGTTAGTAGGATATGATTTTTCCCGCTTTGCGTTAACTTTTCAGAAACCCGGTTGACAGTTCCAAAAATGGCCGTTTTTTGCTCTCACTTTCGCAAGTTAAAGTGAAATATACCAATTGTTATATCTCTACATTTTAACAAGATAAAGTCAGAAAGCACTCTAACCCGCATGGTTACTGGGTTTACGCTGTTTCTATTTTGAATTGTTGTAACCCGATATACCTCAAGATTTACATGGTCATTTTTGAAATTTGCATCTCAAAATGCGCGCTACAGCGTTTTGAGAAGGTCCCGTGATAGATTAATTGTCCAGACCCAAAAACTCGTCAAAACGCATTTAAAGGCCCTTAGCGGCCTTCTACCCTCAAAAAGTATATTCTTGTTAGTAAAAGTATATCATCCCCCACCAAAGCCGGCGCGGCCCGGGTAATATGGGAAAGGCGACGCCGGCCGGAAGAGGAATGGGAAACAACAACGGGGCCAGACTTTTCAGCCCGGTCCCGTTTCACTGATTATAACATACAGGCCCGGCTTTTGTGGTATTCATTCCGGAATGAGGCCCGCGACCGGTGTTAGATATCTGTTACCGGTCCCGCTGGCCCATATAAATTATAATAGAAGAAACCCGTAAATCTTGCTTTTATCAGTCCCCACAAACCCAGTATTTATGCGGGTTTCAGAGCATACCTTAAGCCCAGTATTTATGCGCTTTTCCGAAATTGTGAACTTTTTGTGTCATAGCTCAAATTTGTTAAATTAGTGCTTTACAATAGGTTCAAGATTTGCTATAATTAATTAGAACCTGAAGAGAGACAAAAAACAGAAAAAGGTAAAAACGAAAGGGGAAATAAAATGAAGAAACTGAGCAAAGTTGAAGTCATGGAAATGAGCATTGAAGAACTGGCCGAAATCCTGGGAGCAATCGCGGAAGAATTAAACGACCGGGGCGCAATCGGCGGAATATTGGACGGCGGGAACGGCACCAACGACTACCTGGTTGGCGTACACATGAGGGACGAACGAGTCCCGGCCAGCAAGGGTCACGTAAGGTATGAGCGCTTCGACTGCGGCGACACCCACGACATCGAGCGCAAAGTGCTTATCGGAAAAGTTGCCTTCTACAATATCATGGGAAAGAAGGAAGCAAAAAAGCTCATGCAGGAAGAGCTTCTGGCGTAACGCAGAGTGAAGGCCCCCAGGGGCCGGTAATGCGGCAGACCCGGTCACAAGCCCGGGCGCGCATGGGACCAACGAAAGGAGCAAATCATGGAGAACATTGTAATGGTGCAGGAAGGCACGCTGGTAACACTGGCATTTATCGCGGCTTGCGCCGGTTTTGCGGCCGGTTTTGTAGCATTCTGGTTAATGGAAGAGCACCTGGACGCCAAAGTGGCCAGGGCATAACGAAAGGAGCAAGGAACATGTTAAACGCAAAAGAAACGAAAGACTATACCATCAAATTTGAAAGCAATCACTACGGACCCGACGGGGAATTCATTATCACCAAATTAGAAACAGACATCGCGCTGGGAATTGAAACCCGCCTGGCCGATATCGCAAAGTTTCAGAAGGAAGCAAAAAAGATTTTCAACCGGGCCGTAAAGGCCACACAGACCGGGGTCCGGTACAAAATCGAGCTGTGGGTATCGGCGTACAAAAAGGTGTATAGTCCCAGCGGCGAATTCTTACGGAGTGAGCAGTTAGCATTCGACGCCTGGACAGCATACAGTGAGGACCAGGACTTCCAGGACGGGGTCCAGCTCTACTTCAGACCAAACCCCAGGTACACCGACGAAAACCACGACTTGATGATTAAGGACTTTTTTGAAATCGCGTATTAACGAAAGGAGCAAACACCATGACGTACAAAGAAATTGAAGCAAAGCTGAAAGAACTGAAGGAACTGAAGGTCCTGGCGGAGGAACTGAAGGACCAGATTGAAACCCTGGAGGATGAAGTGAAGACGGAAATGACGGAACAGAACACGGACACGCTGAAGGCCGGCGCATTTAAGGCAACCTGGAAACCCTATACCAGCAACCGGTTCGACAGCGGCGCCTTCAAGAAGACCCACGCGGAGCTTTACAAACAGTATTGCAAGGCAACTGTCACGAAACGTTTTACTGTAGCATAAGAGTCGAAACCGGCCCGGAGGTGCCGGTCCGCGGGAGACGGCCTACCCGCGCTGACGAGACAGGCCCAGATGCGAAAGGAGCAAAATACCATGACTAAAAGAGAAATGCTGAGAAAGATTGAAGACGCGGCCCGCATGGAGACACACTTCGACCTGCGGAGCATGCGCGAATACACCGACGAATGGGGCTTTTCCAATATCGAAACAGCGAAACGCTACAACGACCAGCGCAACGAACTGGAACGGCAGGCCCTGGAAATGGGTATCACTGCATACGAAATCGAGGAGGCCCTGGCCAAAGGCAACGAGGACGCCTGGGACACATACCGGGAAGCGGAAGGCGAAATTGTACACGACGACAGCTACGACGACGACTACGACGAACTGGACAGCTTTATCGACGCTGAAGAGGAAATCGCGCAGGCAGACACCCTGCACGGGTGGAAGAACTGGTAACAAGAAGGAGGCAACGACATGGAAAAGAAACTTGCTGATAAAATCGCGCTGTACATGTGTGAAGTAGGAACGGACAACACCTATTACGGGACCTGGTCCTTTGATTATGAAGAGGTAGAAAAGCTCTTCAATGTGAAGCTGGACGCCGACGCAATCGACGAAATCACCAGCGCGCTGTGCCGGCGGGAAGAGGTCCTGGACGTCTGGGGTCCGGAAGAAACCGGCGACAATGAATTCAACGTTAACTTTGGAACCGCGTATTACGACACAAGCGCCGACGACTCTGTGGACCCGGACGACTACGACGAGGACGCGTACTGGGAAGGCCGCCTGAAAAGGTACGGGCGCTATAGCCCGAGCGACGACAAGAACGAATAATTACTGGATGCGGGCCGGCCGGATCGATCGACCGGTCCCGCATAAAAAAGGAGGATATCACATATTATGGAAAACTTAATCAAATTAACGCTGGACGTAGTAATCACGGAAACTGACGTGGAAGACATTATGCAAACAGCACTGGACGGAATTACTTACTGGGCCGACGCGATAAGGCACGTTGGCGAATGGAAAGGCGACGACGCCTGCGAGCATATCGCGAACGGAGGCGAACTGAGAATTCACCTGTCGGAGGGACCCATCACGGAAGGCGGCCCGCGCTGGTACACGCTGAGCCAGAAAAAACTGGTACGTGGTATCAAGCAGTATTTAATGGACCCGGAAACAAACATGCCGGGCCTGCTGTTCAACAACGGGGTCCGCACAGAGATTGAACCGGGCGACATTGACGCCGCCGCCGCGGACCTGATTGTGCAGTACGCGCTGTTCGGGGAACAGGTTTTTGCATAAACTTTATCTTGACAGGATTGACGGGATATGATATAATAAGTTAACGAAATAAGAAAGGGGCAACAAAAATGAGCAAACAGTATTTTGAAGAAATCCGGAAAGAGCTTGACAGCATGGACCAGCGCAGTGCCTGGAAGCGCGGCGTAAACGAATACGCCCACGGGTTCGTAGACGACCTGGGCGAATTCATGGACCACGGCGACATCACCCTTAGCGACCTGCGGAACACGAACCAGCTGGAAAAAATCCTGCTGAACGGGGCAGACGACTGGCACCACTACAGCTGGGCCGGCTGCAGTCTCTGCTACGACGGACAGATTGCAGAGAGACTGGCAACGCCCAGCGAACTGAAGCGGAGCCACAACGGGAACCTTCAGCCCAACAGCCGGGAGCAGTGGTTAGACGTACAGGCCCGGGCGCTGTACCAGGCCTACTGGCGGGTCCGCAAAGCTATCCGGGCAGTCAATGATAAGGAGGCGTAATCATGGAAAAGAAACTGTTTAAAGAAATCATGAAACGGGACCCGGACCTGGTAGAGCGCCTGGTCCTCCAGAACCTTCCTCACGGTAGCGGCATCGACTACGATTGGGAAATTGAGGTTAAGCCAGACCGGATTGTATGCGACAACGCCTGGCACCTCATGGACGAATTCGGTTACTACGACTGCGTCCTTCCCTTCCGCGTCACCATCTATCCCGACGACGTGCGGGTCCGGTTCCGGGACCTGAACAGCTACGGACACCGGAAGGTCCGCGAGTCAGGCCTCCGGCCCTACCTGGAAGAGCTGTTCTGGGAGCATGGTTCCCACATCCTGGATGTTATCGAATAAAGGAGGAAACGAAATGAAAAAAGCAAACGAAGTTACGGACCATATCTTAATGAAATCCTACGGAAAGATTTACAGCTACCTGTACGACCACGCCTACCCGGCGGCCCTGGTAGACATCGGGGAAAAGGTAATCAAGAAGGACCTACGGACCATGGACCGGTTACAGCGGGTCCTGGAAGACCTCATTGTCAGTGACCGGGAATACGCCGCGTACGCCGTCTGGTACTACAAATTCAACCGGCTGAAAATGCTGGACACTATCAAAACGGACGAAGAAATGCTTGATTATTTGGACAGCTTGTGCCGGGACTCGTAAGGAAGGGAGGAAAATATTATGACAAAGTTTGTAAAACTGACTGAGATGAGGAACTGGGGTGAACCGCGAAGCCTGCAGGCAGTCGGTCCCATTTACGTAAACCTGGTCCAAGTGGAAAGCATAAAAGGGTACAAGGACTGCACAGTCCTGCGTATGGTAAGCGGCCACGGAAACATGATTGAAGTAAAAGAAACACCGGAAGAAATTTTCCGCCTGGCGTAAGGCCAACGAAAGGAGCAATAATGAGCAAAGACGAGCTGATTGTACTGTTAATTCTACTGTTAATGTGTATCCGGATAGACTGAGGAGGTTCGGACATGGACATTTACGAACTGAGTTATGACGGAGGCAGTTACATCGGGAAATGCCCGGACTACGACCAAGCAATGAACGCGGCCCGGGGTTACGCAAAGACAACAGGCCTCAGCATTTTGGTAAAAGACATTGACGACAAACGGACCCGGGAAATTGTGGTACACCCGGACGGAGACATCACCCACCTGTGGGACGGAGAGAGATAACGAAAGGAGCAAATGACATGGCAAAGTTTGTAAAGGCAGAAGGTAAATTGTGGGTTGTAATGGGAGAGAACGACTTCGAGCCGGCGCCGCAGTTAGATGTATTCACATCAGAAAAAGCGGCGCGGGAATACATTCAGGGTATCGTAGAAGACGCGCTGTACAGGGACGAAGAAACGACCGACTATGAAGGCCGCACAGCAGAGGAATGCGCTGAGGAAGGCGTAGCAGACCTGGGGTACATGCGTATCATGTTACTGGAAGCAGACAAAGTTAAACGGGAAAATGAGCTTGTATGGTAAACGAAAGGAGCAAAGACATGAAAGTTATGAACACCGGCATGAAATTATATCAAGTGACAGTTAATTACTGGGGAACCGAGGACAAGCGTCTGTTCCCCACAAAGAAAATGGCCGCAACCTTCCTGGACTGGTTGGTCCGGGATGACAACGAGGAACTGCGCTACCAGGTCGATCCGGTCGACGACCACGGAGACAGGCTCAGCACATGCATTGACAACTGCATTCACTTCCACTACGACGACAGCTACTACGGAATCGCAGAAATGAACTTGCAAGTCATTGTGGAAAAATAACCAAATTGTATCTTGACAGGATTGTGAAGATATGATATACTATAGACAACGAGAGGAGATGTGAGCCATGAAAAAGCATGCAGTAACAGTAACCAGTACATACCAGGTGACGGTAAGCAAGACGGTATTCTTCACCGAGGACGTCGGCCAGCCGGCGGACCTGGACCTGACGCACAAGTGGGTACGCAAGGCCTGCGACGCGGCCTGGGACGAACTGAGCACAGCATTCCACCTGGACCTGGGGTGCATCGGGCAGGAAATCCCCTACAGCGTAGACGACATAGAACGTGTAGACGGAACAAAAGAAATCCGGGAGTATGAAATCGAGGAGGATGACTAACATGAAGCATATCATCTGGAGCAATTACGACGACAACGACGACATGATCCAGGAAGACTGGTACGACGAGCGGGTTGCGCTCAAGGACTGTGGCAAAAAACTTCCGGCAAGAATCCTTGCCATAGCTGACCTTGGCCTGTGGGACGGCAGGCACCAGGCATACAAGTTTATCGAAAACTTAGAGGACTGCCTCTACAGCGAATGCGACTACTTCGAGCTGTACTGCGACAAGCACCAGTTAAGGAGCCGGGGCGCACACCACGACGGAAACAATTTCGTCACCTACTACCTGCTTAACGACGCCGCCGGCCTGGATAAGTTCCTGGACGACCTGTACTACGGCCGGGAAATCAGCCAAGCGCGCCTGCATAAATACACCAGGAGCCTGCGGCCCTATCTCAAAGAATACTATGGTTGGTAAGTCAACGAAAGGAGCTAACACAATGGGAAACAGAGCAGTCATTACATGGAGCCAGAAAAAGGACGTAAAGAAAACACAGGACCTTGGCATTTACTTACACTGGAACGGAGGTCGGGACAGCGTAGAAGCCTTTCTCACCTACTGCAAGTTGCAGGGGTTCCGGGAGCCGGACCACGACAACTACGGATACGCGAGACTGTGCCAGGTAATCGGAAACTTCTTCGGCGGAGACCTGAGCCTGGGCATCGACAAGTGCAGGAACCTGGACTGCAACAACGGGGACAACGGCACCTACATTTGCAAAGGATGGGACATTATAGACAGGCAATACTTTCACGGAGCAGAGCAGCAAAGTTACGACTTAATTGAAATGCTGAACCAAATAAACGAATGCATGCCGGAGGAGGATCGGTTATCGCAAGAAGTAATCGAATCATGCAGGAAGAAATAACGTATTGAACGCGAAAGGAGCTAACAAATGAAGCACATTGATGAAATGGAAGTAGAACGACTGACGGATACCGGACATATGGTTATCAAGGTAGAGCTGGACTTTTTGGACCTGTACGAACGTATGGGGGAAGGCGCCCAAAAGGTTATGAAAAAGTTTAAGGAAGCCGGCAAGGAAAAAATGCTTATGAATCACCTTGTCGACTGGTACCTGGGACTCGGTACAGGTTTAACACTGTACGGACTTCCGGACGAAAAAGAACTGGACTGGCACATCGCAAATGAAGTAACTACTAACTTAGAGGAGGTATGAACCATGAACAAAAGAGAATTGGCAAGAGAAACAAAACGAATCACAAGCCCCGACGCGCGCCTGCAGGTAACGAAATGCGGCCGCGGATACAACGCATACCTGACGTACCAAAACGAATGGTTCCAGGACGATCCGGACGAGAAGACGATCGGCTTTATTAACAGCGCTATGACTTTGAAACAAGTAAACGCGTGGTTAAGAGAGTACGCAAGTTATTGACAAGACACGACAATTCAATTATAATATTGTTGGGAGGCGACAATACATGACCGAGAGAGAAAAGGCAATACAGCGCAAGAAGGAAATACAGCAAAAGAACCGGGAAAGCAACCGGATACCAGAGTTTATTCTGTTCATACTTGCAATCAGTTTCTTTTTTGGATAAGAGGAAAGGGAGGTAAAATAATTATGCCAGGAAAAAAGAAGGACCCGAACAAAGAGTACAATTCAAACTGGGGCGGAAAACGGGAGGGCGCCGGCGGAAGACCGGGCCAGCCAGGCGGACACAACGGAGGCCGCAAGCCGCCGGAAATACCTAAGCGCCAGAGGCACGTGTATGTTACCGACGCTGAGTTTGAAATGATAAAGATGTATCTGTGGAACGTGTTGCGCAAGGGCGCACCGCAGGCAAACAGGAAGTGGAAAGAAAAGCCGGAAGAGGAATAAAAAAGGCAGGACGCGTAAAGCTCCTGCCTTCTTTTTTTATTTCCCTGACAGACCCTGCAAGTAATTGTGTATTGCAGTTTCCGGAGGGTCCTGCTCGTAATAAACGAATCGGTCCGGGTCAAACTCCTCGTCCGGAACATCCTTGTATACCAGGGTAAGCGCCCAGTCCGGATCGTACTCATCCGTTTCCTTGTTGTAGTTACAGTACACGCCTTCTACAACGATAACTTCTTTGTCCGTAACACGCCAGGCCGGTCCATACGCCAGGATACAATCCCCTTCGCCAATGCTTTCGTTTACAATCCGGAATTCATCCATGTATAACCCGGTCGAGTCTGTATCGACAAGGTTTTCTATTTCCTCTTCCAGCTCGGAATACTTAACGTTAAAAATAACCACGTTATCTCCTTTTAGAATTTGCTGTACGGGGTGATAAGGCCTATGCCGCAAGCATACAGTTCTGCGAAGCGGATAATGTCGTGTACGACGACATAATACCAGGCCCTCGTAACCTTTAAGTCCTTGCATGTTGTTTCCCAATGTTCGCCATATTCCCCTTGCAAATATCTCCTCTTGTACACTTCCACCACTTTGTCGTTATCGGAGGCAGTATAGAACCGGCGTGTGCTGTCCTCTACCTGGAGCCATTTTTCCGGAAGACGTACGTACCTTGCGTCCCTCGTTCCGTTTACATATGGGCCATACGGACAGTGAATAAAGGCGACAGGTTCGACCCGCTGCAGGGCCTGGGCCTCTGTAGGATTAGATATCCGGTTCTTCTGGTAGCCGGTATTTTGTTCACCCCTACCCGCACCCGGATCGATCCGTTTTTCTTCTACACATTTACGAATCCGGTCCGCATTGCGTAGCACAAATTCGATTGTTGATTCTATTTCTTGCAAGCACATCACCCGGCCTTCCACGATACACGCGCATTTTGGTTGTCGTCGGTTATACCTTCCCTCTTGCCTATATTATACCACATGCTACAAGCCTTACTAAAAGTCCACTTCACTACCGATGGACCCCAGGGTAGATTCAAACGACTTGGCCGCGGCCTCTGCCTTGTTCCTGGCCGGCGCTTCCACAAAGTCGAAGCCTTCCACCATCAGGCTGTACCCGGTACGCTTGTTGCCATCCTTGTCTTCCCAATGTTCCTGCCGCATGGCGCCCCATACACAGATTTTGCTTCCCTTGCCGAAATGGTTTCCGATAGTTTCTCCCTGCTTGCCAAACGATACGCAGTTAAAGAAGTCGGCGTCATATTTACCTTCTTTGTTTTTAAAGTCCCTGTTTACAGCGATAGAAAACTTTGCGATAGCTTTCTGCGTTTTATCGTTGTATTTCACGTCCACATCGTTAGTCAACCGACCCAAAAAAACCGCTTTATTCATTGTATCTTCTCCTTTGCTTATCACTTAAACATATCTTTACCGACCAACGCGCCCAACCAAAAGCCTGTAATGAAAGAAAGGCCGGTACACACAACAATTACCAACGGGATAGGCATATACATAACCATCACCTGTCGCTTTCTCTGTACACGATACAAACTATCGCGGCTCCGATTACCATGCCGATAATCATCCAAAAGATGTTAATCTGTGTCATTGTCACGCCCCCCTTTTTAACTCAACCAATACGTTTGCCAGCCTTTCAATCGTTCGTTCCATCAAGTCAAAACGCAACGATTCTTTATTTTTTGGTTCAAACGATTCAAAACAAAGATGTAAGAGTTCGTGTACCAATGCGACTTCCATGTCTTGCGGAAATTTGGTTTTTGGGAAATCAACATGGTCTAAAATTCTAATCTCCGATTTATTGTTTTGGTGATTCCATTCGTTTTCTCCGCAACAGTTTGGCAGAACAAACTCGCTTGCACGACATATGCTTGCGTCTATATCCCACGATTGCAATCGCAATCTGTCTTGCCATTCTGCGCACAGCTTTTTTAATTCATCATCAGAAACAACGTATTCTTTCATCGTGTTACCACCACCTATGTATAACTTTTACCCTCATTCCTTTTCTGTCACACGCATCTCCAAGCTGTGTAACCGTTGCTTCCGGTTGCTTCCGGATCAACTGTTTTAACTCGTTGACCGACCACTCCAGCTTGCCTTCAAAGGCTCGTTTAACAACCTCGTTTTCCAGCTCATCTGCATCAATTAGTCTCATCTGTTCCACCTATCTCCGGCTGTTTCTGCACCATCTCCATGACAGTGAATATGATTCCACGTTGCAGTTTAACATATGTTCCGTCCGTTATGTTGTACTCTCGTGCAGCATCTTCCTGAACCTGCAAATACTTTTTTAAATCCTCTTCCAGTTTGTCCGCGTCAATCAGTCTCACTTTTGTCCCCCGCATCAACTCTTTCCATAAATTCCATACTTGTTATCTTCTGCTCCGCCCACAGTAATGTCTCCCATGCATTGTTTAATCTTTCATTCGCAACAATAATGTCGTTTATTTCCGAAGCCCTCTTTCTACTTTTTTGCGCAAGTTCCTCGTAATGCTTTGCATTTTTAATAAGGTGGTTTGCCAATTTTTGTAACTTTTCTATCGTGCTTTGTTCCCCAATTAAAAGCATATTTATTGCCTCACTTTCCGCTACTCCCAACGCCACCGACTCTCTCTCCGTATGCATCATCGTTGTCCGTCAGGAAATGCTTTACGAAGATGCCCTGGGCGAATCGGTCGCCCTTGTGAATCATCACGTCCCCATCGCCATCGTTAATCAGCTTTACAAGGATTTCCCCCTCATTGTCCGGGTTGTTGTAGTAGTCTGCATCAATAATGCCCACCCCATTGGCAAGGCGCATCCCGTATTTCATTCCGTAACTACTGCGGATGTGGATTTCAAGATGTTCATCCGGTGGCATATGTACCTTAATGCCGGTGCGGAGCAAAGCGCCCCATCCTTTCTGCACAAGCGTATCCTTTACCGCATAGAAATCGTAGCCCGCACTGTTCTTTGTCTGCCGTTTCGGAAGCACAGGCCGTTCCTCTTTCGGCAACTCCTCGAATTCACTGATTACTTCAAAGTAGCGTTTTACCATTTGCCCATCTCCTTCATATTGTTTGATAATATATCGCTGACCAACCGGTCTTGATACCACTTAATTTTCTTTTTTAGCTTCCTGATCTTTCGCTTCAGTTTCTTTTTGCTCACTTCCTGCTCCTTTTATCCGCATCACCCGATACAACGCACAGACACACGGCTAATGCACCGCAGAACACTCCGGCGATAAAACACGCTATGTACCACATCATATCTCCCCCAACCACTTCCCATCACTCATTGCTTTAACCCATCTGCCATTCTCTTTTGTAAGATACCTAACGCAACAATAGTAGTACAAAAGCCGTCCTATTTGTCGGTATCTGCGTTTGCCAGTTCTTTTTCCAATTTGTCGCATTTAGCTTTAATCCTTTCAGCCACCTCTCCCATAAGATGGGTAAATGCTATCTTGCTTTCGGTGGTATAATTTGAATCAATAACATCGCAATACACCACCATATCATCAATACATGTTTTAATGTCTTCAAGTGTTTCCATGCTTCACCTCACCAACTGACTACAAAATGTAGTCACCTCGTAATAACCTCGTAACCAATTTCGTAACCTCACGAAAAAGGTGTGTGGTTGTTTTAATCAAATATATTTGTTATACACGCTATTATTCCCATAAAAAAGCCAACTAACGCACCAATAATCACTCCCACTTCAAAAGTTTTTGGCACTTCTATTGCGAATAAAACTTCGTTCATTTCTCACTCCTTTGTAGTGGTGTGTGGTTGTTTTAACCACTCCCTTACTTCCTCAATGTAACCCCAATAACACGATTCTTCACCATTGTCATCAATACTGTGGAAAATACATTTTTTGCATTTACATTTTGGACAAAACCAACATAATTTCATTTCCTACTCCTTTTTGTGGTGCGGTTGTTTTAACCACTCCAAAATCACTTCCTTGCTGATGTGCCAAGGGTGTGTCATTACACACTCATATATTTCTTCTGCCAACTGTTCCGTATTGCAGGAACGCAACCAATCCTCATTGGTCATCGGTTTGTAGTACTCGCATTCTTCATGCTCATCATCAAACGGACAAATTGTTCCACAAGTTTTACACAGATTCATTCGTGTTTCTCCTTTAGCCATTTAATCAAACCATCAACAGTAAAATATCCTTGCTCCCTCGCCGCCGTCGCATACATCAGTTGTTGATTCAGCCACTTTGCCTTTTCTTCTATTGGCAACTGACAGAACCATTCTTCATTAGTTGCATAATATTTTCGATAGACTCGTTCTCGATGTTCTGTATATTCAGATGGTAATTTTATCCATTCTGACTTGCCTATTATTTTCAATTCTACAGTATCAGCATAAACAACATGACACCTCCCATCTTCGTCTATAATATCTCTAAATGCACCATCTGCTATAGTAACACTATATTCACGAGTTACAGTCGGACCATAAACCAACTCATCCAATGACGTTTTACCCCTATAAATTACATTTTCCATCTTATGCTCCTTAACAAAATTTTTATAACCATCACATTCAAAACATTTTACTGATGTTTATCCTTTAACCATTTCTCTGCATCTACTTCATCTTGTATGCAATAACCAGTATGGCAATATGCTTCTCCATTACTCATACCACAACGCATACACGAATAGGCAAGATTGGACAAGAACTCTGCAAATTCTTTAGTAGAGCAAGTCTTTCTCCATTCTTCGTTGGTCATTGGTTGATAGTATTTACACTCCGTTCTGCTTTTATCTGCCGTGCATTGTTTCCGTGGTGAACAGGTTTCACATAGACCCATCGTGTTTCTCCTTTAACCACTCAACTATCCCTGTGTACGAATAAGATGGAGATGTATTATATTTACATTCTTTTGTTTTATAATCAATTTCTATGCAGTCTCCCTTACAAAATTGGCAACAAATAACACCATGTTCAAACAAGAATTTTGCCTTTTCTTCCGTTGAAAGAGAGCAAAACCATTCTTCGTTGGTCATCGGCTTAACCTTGATATATCCGTAACCATCACAACGGCGACAAGTTCTCATGCTTATATGCCCATCGTCTGTCCAAAAATTAATATAACCACTTCCACAACACGCTTCACATTTTTCTTCTTTGGGTTCTGTCATTCTGCCACCTCACCAAATTCCATAGCATTCAATAACGCGTTCTTAATTTCTTCATAACTTTCTTTGACTTGGTAACTATATCCATGAAAAAGGACATTGCTACCGCATACAGATTCTATTGCTTTGGGATTAACAATTACTTCTTTTTCATCGTCAGCAAGATGCAAAATTATAAACGGCATATCTCACACTCCCCTATTCTTACTCCGCAAAATATCAATGTTTTCTTTTGCTAACATAAGTTCCGTTGTTATATCCCCACCCATTTCGTAAGGAATGATGTTAGCGAATTGGCATGATAATCCATCGCCTACTTTTTCGGCAAAAATACAAATTCTACACGTTCTGCCATTGCAATAATCAAACAGCGTTCGTGCCGCCCTGTACGCTTCATTATGCGTTATTTGTTCTCTATCTGTCATGATATTATCACCTCAATAACAATAAAGTCCTCTGTCCCTTTGGTTTATACGCATATTCCAATCTGCCATTTCTTCCACATAGGAATCTCGTTCTTCCATGCAGGATTCGTAGTTCTGTGCTGACGGATTTCTGCCCATCCATTCCGTTCTCCAATAAGGCACATTCCGTATTTTGTCATTTTGCTTCCAAGCCTTTTGTATCTGTTTTATCCTGTTCATTGCACATCTCCCCCATTTTTGCAATATTGTTGGTGTTATGTTGCAAACTCCCCTATTTTTGCAATTTTAGGGGTGTTCCACTTCACACAACTAATCTCGCTATTCCATTCTTTTGTACTGTACAAGTTTTCCGTCTTCCATTTCTACCGAGATAATTTTTGGGTAGCTACCATAAGTACCCATATCTTCTGCCAGTGATAAATAATTGCAAGATTCTATCTGTTTAATGCAAATATGGTATTTTTCGCATTCCATTGCTTCACTTTCGCTATCGTATACTTTTCTACAAATTCCACATCTGTAATATGTTACTTTTTCCATCATTCCACCTCAATTCTGCATTTCAACCATTGTCTGCCGAATTGCCAACACTCACTTTCGCTTGGCATCCAAATATCCAAATGATTGTTATGTCCTGCACCGAATCGGTCTTTCACAATCAGCACCTTGCCATTGGGAAGAATCACTTTGCTCCCAAAAGGGATAAGCACACCATTGATTCTGTCTACTGCACAGATTCCATCACGCACATATTCTCCACTTGTGGTGATTCCTTTATCGCAATAGGCAGTACACTCCAACGTAGCTATAAATACTGCGAATAAGATTAAGTATTTCATCTTCCGTTCTCCATCTTTGCACCACAGTAAGGGCAGTATTTAAAAAATACTTGTCCGTAGTCACTCCAATAGGCTTCGTTGTTGCAGTTAGAACAGCCATACACATCGGTATTTCCTTTGACGTTTTGGAAATTGTATGTTCCCGTTTTGCCATCGAATTTACCTTTTACCCACTTACCTTTTTTTAGCATTAGGCAGCTTACATCTTTCATTTTTCTTCCCACTTCTTTCCGGTCAGCTTTACAATTTCCGCTTCACCATTGAGAAAGCACTCTAAAGCTCGACCTGCCTGAACCCATTCGCCGTCTTTTAACGGTTTATATTGTGCTTGTGTTTTTGTAATTCGATACCTTGACATTATCGGTGAACCATGCAAAATAACATGAAATTCTTCCCCAATTTTCACTCCCAACATTTCAGCTATCTTTGGTATTAAGTTCATTTCCTGCACCCCCGTTGTATATCCTCATAAAACTCAAGTGTTACCTTGCCTGTTCCGTAGCAGAGTTCACAATGTCTGCTTTCCCATATTTCCACACAATCTAACAATTCGTCATCTTCGTAGTGTGCTACTTCGTACTCGCCCTTGCCGTGGCATTTAGGACAAGTAATCATGGGATTCTTTGCTTCTTCCAACGCTTGTTTTAGGTTATCTATATAGCTACTCATGTAATTCACCCCACAGTACACCTGCTTTTTTCAGCCACCGCTTTGCTTCTGCCATCGTTGCTCCCGCAAACAATGCTCCGGCTTCTTCGTTGTATAACCAAGGCACAGCCTTTTTGTTTATTGTCTCCACAGAGTACGGACAGTTGTGATAACCGTCTTTCGGCTCTCGGATGTAGTATCCGTCGTAGCGGTCAAACGCAATCTTGCGTATGTTCCCTTTACCGTGTTCTACGCACCATTTATCGTCATATTCATGATAGTCCTTTCGGTCGTAAGGTTCACCTGCATTACAATCGTATGGAGCATCGTCCCAGTCATCACCCCATTGATTCTTAAAGTTATCGGTGAAAAACAGTACAGTATCATCGACATAACACAGCTTATATTGTTTGCTCATTCTTTTCCCTCCCGTTTTAACAATGCTCCCTTGATCTCTGTAAGTTCTGCGTTAATCCCCATCAACTCATACAGCCTTGCTGTTTGCTCCTGAATTGCTATTTCCAATTCTTTCGTCCGCTTTTTCATTTCTAAACTCATGTGCTTTTCTTTCATCTCTGAAAGCTCGTTGCGTACCACGATGTCTGCGATATGCTCCGTTCCGCAGTATTCGCACTTGTATGTTCCCCGTGTCAACGGTGCGCCACAGTTCTGACAGACTAAAGCGTGTGTGCTGCCTACAACCTCTTCATACATCTCTTTTGTGGGGCCAATCGGAAAGTAGTCCACATCCTCTTGTCTTCCAAACTCTATAACATGAACGCTCATTCTTCGCTCTCCTCGTTAAGCCATTTTTCAAAAGCTTCAGCCTCATCACAATGTCTCTCGCTTATTTTTGCTGTACATTTATCATACCGAAAACTATAATGCTCACATAGTTTACACGGAAGAACAAACCACGTTCCCAAAAACTCTGCCAATGCTTCCGGGCTGGCTGTTATGCGTTGGAAATTAGTATACGGATTTTTAAACTTTTGCACAATCTCGTCAACTTCTCCCGTTCCGTTGCAGTATATGCATGGTTGAAAAGTTCCGTTTATACAAGTATTACTCGTTCCGTATCCATCGCAGCACTGGCATTTCATCCTTCGTCACCCTCCTCGAACCCCAAGCCTTTTAACGTTTTCTTGAGCTTATTCCAAACCTTCTCTTTGCATTTATCACAGTAGTGTCCATTTTTTTCAAAGTTACCAAAACTCCACGATACTTCACCAATCTCTTCGTAATATCCATCATCCCATTCTTCACTACTTCCCAATAAACAACCGCACTCATCGCAGTAAAACTCATGCATGGTTACTACTTCCGTTTTCTCCACATAGTTAATTTTTTCCATATCCATCCCCCTACAGAAACAACCGCTTATCCTCGTCCGCAGCTTTCTTTGCGGCCTCTGCCGCTTCCGCATCCTTGTACATCTTGATGCACAGCTTCCTGATCTCCTCTGCTGCCTTATCCCCGCCCTGGGGCAGGATGATGTGCATATAATCATCGACACGGAATTCGCACTGTCCGTCCTTGACCTTTGTCCTGCCGACCGGGAAACCGATACGATGGAACGCTTTTCTATACTCGCAGTTCTTTACATGTTCTCCCTGCGGACACATATCGCAATGCAGAAGAGCCATCTCTCCGACCAAACACCAATCCTCGTAACTGATTGTCCTGTCTTCCGCAGCCGGTTTTGTTCTGTCCTCTACCCGCAGTTGATCTACTGTGTACAGCCGCAGGTCGGAGTTCTCCCGCCTGCGTTTAACCGTCTTAACCTGGTCTTTGTCAAGGCACTCCAACCGCTCATCCGTAACCTTGCTCAAGTTCGTGGCGGCAATAGCCATACGCTTTGCCCAGTCCTTTTCCTTGTCGGTCTTTGCGTTCTTTTTTGTTTCCTCTGCCGCAACCTTTGCTTCTCCGGCAAGGCAGGCAATCTTCAGCCACTCCAGCAAATCCCAACTCGACATATACGGCTTCTCTTTCACTTTGCTGTTGCTCCCTTCGTGTTATTTCTTGTTTAATTTAGTCTCGATAAATGTCAGCCCAACTGCGTAGGCCGCCCACATATCCTGCTTGAATCCGTAGAACCAGTCCGGGTTCTTCTTTGTTCCTCTGCCAAACTTAAAGTCGTGTTCCGCAAATCGGTCTATTAATGCGTGTCGGATTGTCGCATCGTTTGCCTTTGGACTATCACAGATGTGCAGTTTCTCTTCCCGGCGGTAAATCAGTTCCACTTTGTGTGCGCTCCGCAGGTTCATAATTTCAAAGAATCTCCCAATCCACACGCAGGTTTCAAACACCTCTTTGCCGACCGGCATTCCGTAGCTGGCTATCATTTCGATAACGCATCTGTCTTCCATGCTCATATCCATTGTTTTGAGCTTCCATAACAAGTCTGCGTTTTCATCTATACCTGCCTGCTCTGGCACTAATGTTTCGGAATCCATTATCACCCATGCGCTTTGTGTCGTTCCCGGATCGATTGCTATGACTTTCATTTTTCCGTCTCCTTTTTCGGAAGCCAACCAATGCGTGTATCCGCCCATTCAAAATCTTTGTTTTCAACGCTTCTAAAAATGTCCATGTTTAACTCAATTAGCTTGTTTATACGAGCAAGCTCTTCTCGTTTCTCTTTGGCTATTGCCTCGTACCTTTTAACATCACTTTCTATCTCCGACCTTACCAATATCATGTCTTTTATTGTCCGCTCGTCTCCTAAAAATAGCATCACGCTTCCTCCTGTTTTCGGTTCTTTTCCTGCTCTCTGTGGAGCCAATCTATCTGTGCCTGCAGTCTTGCCTGCCGCTCTGCAATGATGCCTAAAAACCTGCGCTTTGCTAATACAGAAGACTTCTTTGTGTTTGGCATCTGCGGCAGGACCCTTTCATCCAGCCCGGAAGCAAACTTAACGGTGTCTTCCTGGATTTTTTTCTGCATGGCCTGTTTCTCTTTCCGCGTCAGCTTCCGGTAAATGTCATACGGCTCAAAATCTAACCGGTTTTCCGGCGGCTGCTGCATCGTCAGCCCGCTGACTTCTACATCCCTTGTGTCTATCATTCCGGTCATTTCAGCATCAACCTCACTTCGTTACCGCTCTCAATCAGCACCGCATTGCCTAAAACGTAGGCGTTCATCTTCTGTTCTTTCTTTCGTTCGCAGATGGACTTGTACATATCCCTCAACTGCGCACGGACGATAGGCAGGTCTTTGGTCAGCACGGAGCAAAGTTCTTCCCAACCAAATGCGTTGACCGCATCCTCTATTTCCTTGTGGGTGAATTTCGGCTTACCGTACACGAATGTTTCGTGCATCTCTTTTTCAATCTGCTTCCACGCTTCTTCCCAAGATGGAGAACCGGTCCCAGTAGCTTGCTGTACGAGGCTCTGCGCCGCCTGTACAAGTTCCGCAATGCTCGGCAGGTGCTTGCACTCCATGATGGCCTTTTTGCACACCTTGTCCAGTATATCTGCCGATATGCAGTCTAACATCTCCACATAGGTTGCCATGCGTTCCGCTTCACCGGCCTGCCCGAAGGCGGTAAACATCATCGTGATTGCCTTTGCTTTTTTAGCCTTGTCCTGTGCCGTCGCCATTGATTTCATCTCCTATTCCCAGCAACTCAAGTGTCCTTTGGTAACCTGCCTGTGCATCGTTTCTTCGTATAGGCCGGTTTACCGTTTCCTTGTTTTCTTTTCTTGCCCAGTTCCGGATCGTAGCAAGATAGTTTGTGTAACTCTTTCCCCTGGAAGCGCAGTATCCGGAAACGCGTTCTATTCTTTCCTGCCAATCTGTTGGGAATTCTTCTTTCAGCTTTTCCAATTCCTCGTCAGACAGGAGCACATTTTTGTACTCACCATATTGGTGCTTCGGAGGTTTTTCTTTTTTATTTATTTTTTCTTTATTCTTTACTTCTTTAATTCTTTTATTATTAATAGGTAGAAAGTCGTTTTGTGTCCCACTTGTGTCCCATTTGTGTCCCACTTGCGTCCCGTTTTGTGTCCCAACGACTTGATATTTAGACCAGTTAACCACGGTAATAAGCGTGTTCCGAGGTGTTGTTTGTGTCTCAATTTGCGTCTCATTTTTGAACAACATAATGGTCCGGTGTAAAGTTGAACGTGGAATACCAAGTTCTTTAGCCATCTGCCTCATCTTGAACAATCCCTGACCGGGTTGCAAAGTTATCCTCTTTCCCTCAAACACGACGTCTTCTGGTTGGTATGCAACATTCAGTAAAATGTACGCCCATGTACCAAGCGTGTTCGCGTTGCGCATCCAGGGGTTGTTAAAAATGCTCCGGTGAATCTTAACCCATCCTGTGTTATCCATTGCAGCTTATCTCCAGCCTCGCCCCCGGCACGGAGCAGTTTGTACCGGGGGCTACTTCCTCTCTGTCGTTAATCTTCGTCGCCGAAGGGAACAATTTCCGGTTCCTGCATTCCATCCGGCAATTCTTCTTTCTTCGGCTCTTCCTCTACTGGCGTTACATTAATCGGTTCCGTCTCATCATTCACGTCTACCATATCCGGCTGGATGTCCGTCTTGATGGTTTCATCTGCAGCCAGGTTCTTAACAAACTCACTTTTTAATGGTGCGTACTTCAGGACCTGTTTTAACACAGTCTTTTTTGCCATAGCGTCGAAGTTCGTACTCCACGGGCTGTACCCGCTGCTGTATGCCTTGCTGTAGGTCTTAGCATGTGCCTGGATGTCTTCTTTGCTCATGACCAGGAAGTTGAATCCACCGGCCTTGGTCTTAAACATCGCGTAGTACGCAATGACTTCTCCGCGGTTCTTTAATGCCGGTTTAAACTTCAGCTTCGGTTCCAGCCCGTATTCGTATTCAAACTCGTCGTTTGCGTGTACGGCCTGTGCGTCGATGATGCTTACTTCCCCGGAACGATATGCCAGGTCCAGGAAGGATTTGTATCCCAGGATAAACTGACATTCCAGCCGGCCTTTGTTCCGGTAAGGGATCAGGTATGCCTGCCCCAGCGGCGTATTGGGTTCTACCCCCAGCTGGGCTGCCTGCATAACGGCGCCCAGGAAAGATTCCGGAGTACACTTCTGCAGGTCCGGATTGGTGGATAATGCGGTCATCACCATCCTGGTGTACCGTTCCGGAGTTAACACGGACGGTAAAGCCTTTGCGATCTGTCCCTGCATTTTGGAAAGTAACAATTTTAAACCGGTTGTCTGTGTAGCCTGTGCTACTTCGTTTTTTGCATCGACCTTTGCGATGCCAGTCTTTGCATTTGCCATTTCGCATTCCTCCTATATACTTTTAATTGCAAAACAACCATCAACTATAAATATACTTTTTACATAAGTTTAGATAATTCGTTTTTCAGTGTTTCGATTTCCCGCTGCATCTTTTCCAGCCGGTCTACCAGTTCCGGCAGTTCTTTCTGCAACCGCATGATCTTAACGACCTTGCTTTCAAAGTCGTCAGCAACAATCTCTTCTTTTTCAGGCTCTACAACAACAGCGCTTTCAATCGGCTTCTTATTTTCTTTTTCGCTGTCCACCATAGCTTCCAAGTCGTACGATTTGAGTTTTAATACGGTCAGTATGTTTTGGAAGGCCATCGGTCTTGGCTTTACCTTTCCACTGATCCACAGACCAACGGAAGAGGAATGCACACCGATAAGCCTGGCGAAGGCGGCGTTGGACTTGTATTTTTTCTGAATCATCTTGTAGATTCGTTTGTACACGACATCCGGAAAGTGTGCGTTTTGACTCATCCCGGTTGCTCCGCTGTCCGCATCATCAAACAGCTCGCTGTATTGGATACCACAGGCCTCTGAAATCCGAAGCAACTCTATTCCGTTATCCAGCACATTGACGCCGCCCTCAATTTCATTGACGCGTTTCGGTGTCAGATGCGAACGCTCTGCAAACCTTTCAAAATCCAATCCCAACATGAACCGAAATGCGCTTACGTTCTTCGCCACAATCTGCTCGGTCGTCAGCCTGACTTTTTTCTGTTCCATCGTTTTAGCTCCTCTCGTTTTTTGTTTTTTTATTTTCTATTTCATTAAGAATTTACGGAACGGATTGCCCGTTTTTGTGTATTTTTTATAGGCTTCCGGCATCTCTGCCTCAAACGCCTTAAGGTCTACTGTTACTTTGCCCGGCATGTTGATCCAGCTCGCTTTGTGTTCGCCGATAACAGCACGTTCGTTGTCTCCCATAAGCACCTTAATCTTGTTTTCACATTCGGACTTAAGCGTTTCCAGGTTCTTGATGGTCTTCTTATACTCCGCGTAGTCCTTAAACAGCTCTTCCAGAGACTCTGTGCTTTCCAGCTCCAGTTCCTTCTTCGGTACGGCCGCCGGATACATAATGTTCAGCGCGTTTTTCGTGTCTTCCAGCCCGTCCACTTCCGGCATTATGTTGTGTTCCACGGTCGTCCAAAATGCATTTTCCTTTGCGAAAAGCTCTTCTATGAAAGCTTCGTTGCGCGGGACTTCCTTATACACGAAATGGTTGCCTCCGATTAACGCTGCAATGTACCAGCGCGGCAGGCCAGTACACAGCAGGTAATGTTGAATTTGGCAAAAATATGAGTCTGGCAAATCGTCGTCTTTCCACAAAGCGGACTGGCGAACACCCACGTTTTTGATTTCCAATCCCGCGTCCTCTCCGACGATTAACCTATCTACGTTGGCCAGCATCCAGGGATACTTTACGCTTTGCAATGTGCCGCACTTGCGTACCTTTTTTCCGGTCCGTTCTTCAAACAACTCCGCAATAAGCGGCTCGAACTTTATACCCATCTCTACACTTTCGTTGTCGCTAAGATCGTCCGGCTCCTTCTGGCCGGTCTTTTCCATCCAGAGGGACAACCGGCTTTTGTACGGATTGACGCCCATAATTACACCTGCATCGCTTCCGCCGATCCCTTTGTTGCGGATCGCCAACCACTTGTCGTGGTTCTTAGCGGCCTCCTCGACCGTCAAAATCAGCTTTGTGTTTTTCATTCCATTATCTCCCTCGCGTCAAAATCCCCAAAGTCATAGTCTAAATACGAACCGCGCAGAGCGGACTTAATGTCATCGTAAGCATCGCTCTCCGCTTCGTCTTTGTTTCTTGCGGATGTCTTGTATGTGAATTCCACTACCACTTTCACTTCGTAGTCCTTGTAGATTGCGTCCCTCTCTGCGTCTCTGCGATACTCTTCCATATCCGGATCAAACATTTTACTTGCTCCTTTCGTTAAAACCTGCTATAATATATTTAGGCTTCAATGACTTTTGCTCGGTCATTGTTGCTCCTTTCGTTGACAGGCTCGGGATTTGCTCTCCCGGGCCTTTTTATTTTGGGTATTCGAACCAAACGCTATGGCCGATTATCCCTATCGCGATGGCGTCAAACATCACCGCAACAACCAACGTCAGGACCGCTACTGACAGAATAAGCTGCACCCAAAAGTTGCTAAAAAAGCGGTTCAGGTAGGATGATATCCTGCCTTTTTTTGTCTGCTTTTGCATACGCTTCCAGCTCCTTTTCCGTGATTCCCATGTAGTCGCAGAACTCCCTGGTGTTAATGAAGTAGTCGTACCGGCTACCGTTCTCATCCAACTTAACGGCAAATCCGAATTTCACCAGATTCCGCTGCAGTGCTATCCTAACAAACTGTTGGCCTTTATTCATTACCTTGGCCGCCAACGCTACGCTTACTTTAATCATTCTCTTTCCTCTCCATCTGGTAGACCATCAGGTCTTTAACGACGTCCCTTATCTCATTACTTACTTCACGATTGCTTGGGTACCCGCCGAGCAGCTCGTTGAAGTCTACTTTCAACGCTTTTGCCAGGCGCCGCAGGATTGGGACCGTCGGGGAGAACACCCCGAGTTCATAATTCCTATACGATGACTTTGATATTTCCGCGTCCGCCGCCAGATCAAGCTGCCTTAAATTTCTCTCCTTTCGCAGCCGGATCAGGTTTTTGCAGAACAGCTCATCGTAGTTTTTGTTGTCTTCCATTTCATTTCTACCTCACCACGATGTCTATTATTCCCACCAGGTACGGGATTGCTACGAAACAAAGTCCTGCGATAAACCCCGCCAGGTAGTTGTTGTTATCCACATGCCACAGCATCCAGCCGCCGACATGGTCGATGATGTCAATCGTTCTGTTTAACATTTCTATTCCTTTCTTCCGCAACAGGCTTTAAGCACTGCCGCCAAGGGTTACCGGAGTTACGAGAGGTAGATGTTTGGGACCATCATTTTTGTGTGCCATAAGGAGGCTCCGGCTTGCTTGCGTTAAGCTTTTGGGTAGTATCAGGAAGGAGAATCCGTGTACAAACGCAAGACCACTTGATTGCGACAGTGTTTGAAACCTGTCGCGGAATGTGAATATCATTCACAATTCTGCCCAAAAAAAATCATATCGCGTTGTTCATTTGTCATCCCCAAAGCAGATGCAAGGGTGACAATTTCACTTGCCTTAAACTCGCTGACGCTTTTCATCTTATTGGAAAACGCCATTTCGCTGATGCCGAGTCGCTCTGCAAGTGATTTTTTGGTCACCCCTGCCCTCTTGATCTGAAGTTCCAGTTCCAACTTGTTTGTCATTTTATCACCCCATTCCTTGATGAATTTTATTCACAAAGATAATATAGCACGTTTGTGAATATTAGTCAAGTATTTTTTTGTTAGATAAAAAAATGTTGATTTTAAGCAACATAAATGGTATTATAGAAGCACACTCTACGAAAGGAGCAAGCAGACATGAAGCTATATGAGAACATCAGAGCGCGGCGCATCGAGCTGCACATGACGCAGCAAGAATTAGCTATGAAGCTCGGCTATAAGTCCACATCAACAATAGCAAAAATCGAAGCGGGAAGAAGCGATATTCCACAATCTAAAATTGTAGCATTTGCAAACGCATTAGACACAACGGCCGGAAAACTGATGGGTTGGACGGCAAAAGAAAAGGGAACCGCAGACGTTCCTGACACAGCCATTCTTGATGTACAGGAAGCAGCTCTGCTTGCAGAGTTTCACAAACTAAACGAAGACGGGAAGCTTAAGGTGTTTGAATACATCGGCGACCTGGCCGAAATGGAGAAATATACAAGGAAAAAAGATACATCCGCATAATAAAATAAAAAGACCACACGTAGCGCCAGAAAACGTGTGGTCTAATGCGATGCGGAATCCTGAGCCGTAAGCCGTCCACTAACCGTCTACAGGTTCCACGATGCGCTGTCCAAGCACGCGCTCGGCCCATGTCGGGTGTCGTCGCACATGCTTTGTTATATTGTACCAAGCGAAAAAAGATAAGTCAAACTACAGAGTACCAAGATTCTGCGAAAGGAGCAACTATGAGATTTCCAAACGGATTCGGCGGGGTTAGCAAACTGTCCGGCAACCGCAGAAACCCTTATATCGTCCGCATTACAACCGGGTGGACGGATGACGCAAAGCAGATTATAAAGATACTGGGATACTACCCAACAAGGGCTGAGGCTATCAAAGCTTTGTCGGCTTACAACGCCAATCCATACGACTTGAATGACTCCGGGACCACGATGAAAGAGCTGTACGATATGTGGGAAGAGTGGATCAACACGGATAAAGGGCGGGACCTGACAAACAACTACAAGTCTGCGTTAAAACATTCAGAGCCATTATATAATATGAAGTTTGTTGAGATTCGCAAACGGCATATCCAAAGTTTGATAGACAACTGTCCCAAAGGATACAGCACTAAAAAGAACATTAAAATACTTTTTAACCAGTTGTTTAAATTTGCCATAGATAGGGAGCTGGTACAGACCAACTATGCCACCTTATGTGAGCTACCAGCGCGGGAATACAGCCGGCTGCATAAACCCTTCACGGACGAGGAGATCGCCTCTCTATGGGCAAATCCGAGTGATCCAGGGGCGTGTTATGCTTTAGTCTATATTTATACAGGCCTTCGCCCGGCAGAGCTGCTGCAGATAAAAACAGCGGACGTATTCCTGGATAAACATTATATGATGGGCGGCATGAAAACCGCAGCCGGAAAGAACCGGGTCATTCCCATAGCGAATAAGATCGAGCCAATTATAAAAGGCTGGTACAACGCCGACAACGAATACCTCTGCATCAGCCACAAGGATGGGAAGCCCGTCCTCAATTACGACCGGCTCCGATCCCACTACTGGGAACGCAGTAAGCTGTTGGCAGACCACCTTCCACATGACGGAAGACACACCTGTGCCACGCTATTGGACAACGCAGGTGTAGCCAAGAGAACTGTCCAATTAATCCTTGGGCATTCCGCAAAAGATATTACGGAAAGAGTCTACACCCACAAGACAATCGAGCAACTGATAGAAGCCATAAACAAAATATAATCGTGTTACTTGTCCGTTACTTGCGTGTTACTTACGGTTAAATTTTTAGTCAGTTTTACGAGGTTTAGGCAACAAAAAAAGAACCCCAGTATCCATGCGGATACCGGGGCTTTTTATTGGTTTTACGCTGTGTTCTGTTGTATACCCAATAGGTCGAAAGTTTAACGCTTGCATAATTGGAAACCGCTTAAAATGCGGGTTTTGATGCCGTAGTGTTACTTGCACGTTGCTTCCGACCTACCTTTAATATGATTGTACCACAACTATTTCGATGCTGCAATACCAATCGCAAGTCCACCCAGGAAACACCAAATACGATTTTGCCAGACCTGCCGTTTGTGAACTCTTCTTTCCTTATCTATTTGAGTTTTCAATTTCTCTGATAATTCCTTCAATTCTGACACTTCTTTCGATAGCAGAGTCAAGTCGCTTTTCTGCTCGTCCAGCGTCTTCGATAATTTGATAAGTGAGTCCTGTGCTTGTGCTAATTCCTCGACCAGCTGACTCGACGGTTTTTTTAGCCTCGTCATTTCTTTTTTGCACTCGGTCAAGTCCTGATTCAACAGCGTCAATTCGTTTTTCAAGCTGTTCCACTGTGCTATCGGTATTGTTATTGATTGTGTCGTTGCGGTGGGCGTCGCGGTATAACCAGTAACCGGCGACAAGCAAAAGAACGATAACAGCAACAATAATACAATACTTTTTGTTTTTTTCATACACATCCTTAATCTCCCATTGCGTCATGATTCCAAATCCTCTGATAATACGCCGCCTTACCGCGGATCAAATCGCCACCGGGTACAAGTTCTCCATTAGAGCCGTACTCATCCGGGATGTACCACAGGTCCCATCTTTCACAAGTGGTGCTGGGACCATAGTCATCCTTTTCCGCCGCTTCACAATGCGTCATTACATAGTCATCGCTGTCCAACGGCAGGTTAAATTCGTCCGCCAACACAGCAACAACCTGTGCCAACATTTCAATCTGTGCTGTTGTCGGTGGTTCGTCACCCAACCATGCGTTGTACCCGTTCCGGGCTTCTGCATCACACGCACACAGCAGACTTACACCCAAAGCGTATCTGTTCCGCATATAAGTATGTGCAAGCGTTTCCTTAAAGTCGTCGCACATGATGTAAATCTCACCGTTTTCATCAATACAAATATGGTAGTCGTCATAAGCCTGACCATAATGCCCTGCCGTCCAATGCAGGTACACATGGTCGATATAGTCTCTTGCTTCCGCAGCCATGCCCCTGACATCATCGAGTGAATCAGGGGTCATGTTGCTGGTAGGTATCATTGCCAATTTTAGTCACTTCCTTTGATTTAAAATACAGGCATTAAGTCTCCGTTAGTATCTTCTTCTAACCAGGTATCACCAGCGGGGCCTTGCGGACCCGTAGGCCCGGTATCGCCAGTTTCTCCTTTTGCGCCCCGGATAGATGTAGTCGTTGTGCTTGTTCCGTCGGTAAACGCAATGGTTAATGTGTAATCTGCGTTCAATGTTACAGAAGAAATACCGTTTCCGGTTGCACCAGTGTTTCCTGTATCGCCTTTGTCGCCCTTGTCGCCAGTATCACCTTTATCACCCTTATCTCCCTTGTCTCCTTGCACACCCTGAACACCTTGTACGCCCTGTATACCTTGCTCGCCTTGCGGGCCTCGTATAGAAGTCGGCGTAGTGTAAGATGTGCCGTCAGTAAAGGCAACAGTTAACGTGTAGTCGCTGTTCAAAGCAACGCTGGATATGCCGTTTCCGGTATCGCCCTTAACGCCCTGAATACCTTGTGGACCTGTGTCACCTGTATCACCCTTGTCGCCTTTTTCCCCGGTGTCGCCTTTGTCTCCTTTATCACCTTGCGGACCGGTGTCGCCCGTGTCTCCCTTTTCGCCCTGGATTCCTTGTTCGCCTTGAATTCCCTGCTCGCCCTGTTCACCTTGAAAACCACGCGGACCCTGAATGCCTTGCGGACCCTGTGGGCCAACAAGGGACAAAAGCCATTCTTCTTCCGTTCCGGTATAGCCGTTTATAACCGCGACTTCATAAGCACTCCTGCCTCTGCCGCCAGCCACTACCAGTTCTACAGTTTCTTTTGGGGAAGTGATGTTAAAGTTAGCGTCGATAGAAGAAATGTTTACGTCAAAGCTATTGCTCACATCCATCACCTCTCCACTGTTACATCTGCAAGTAGATGATACGCATACGGCCCCACCGTAATGTATCTGCCCTCTGCGGTATCATCGTTAATGTGTATCTCAATATCGTAAAAATAATCACCAAACGCTAAATTCTGCGTCGTGTCGTGCGATATGTGTATATGATTATTCTCATCAGCATACACCTGATATAGATACGTCCTATCTTTCACATTCTTTTTAACAGAAAAGACTGCGCTGTAATCATATACAGGTACATCGTCGAATTTAACATTGATATCAAAATCAGCCGTGTCTCCACGGGTGTGATAGATGACACCTTTTCTAATGTCAAACACTATTTAGCGCCCCCTTTCTTGTCGTTGTCTGTGGGTTCTTCTTCCCACTTGTCCGGGATGCCATCATTGTCGCGGTCAATAAGCAGAATACCCAGCAGGGTAAATGTACCGCAGATGCTGGGAGTGAAATAGGCCGCAACAAAGTCGTTGATTGCTTTGTAATTAATGATTCTTTTGATAAAAAACTCATAAACTATACCAAATATGGTTATAAAACCGCAAGCCAAAAAGGCCGCGGCATATACCCATACAAAGAGTTTGGGCAGCGTTCCACCGCTGCCCTTAACAAATATTTTGATTCTATCAGTTAACTGTTTAATGATTTTCATGCGGCATCTCCTCCAAAATCTCTTTTTCGATTTGATCGAGGAAGCCATTGCCGCCAAGCCGTTTGTACGCCCTGTACATCTGCTCGGCGCTTTCTACTTCTCGTTGTGGTATTGGTCTTTCCTTGCGGCTGTAATAGTCGTGCATTTGCAAAATCCTGTCCCGCAATAGAGCCTGGATGCCGTACTCGACGGCACCCATTTTCTTGAATATCGTTGACCAGCGGGTCGAAAAGTAGGTAAGTATCGCCCCCACGAAAAACGCAAGAACGATTGATTCAACCTGCTCAATCATAGGGACCACCTCGTTTTAATTAGCCACCGGTTGATTCACTTCCACTACCACTTGATGCCGCCGCAGCCGCTGCTTCTGCCACTGCTGCTGCCGCCGCTACACAATAGCCATACAGCACCTGTTCCGCATCGGTCAGCGGTTCGGGTAATACAGTAATGTCATCGGTAGCACCTTTTGCCAAATAAAGCAGGTAAGCCTCCCTGTGTTTCAGATGTACCTTGTAAAGATCAGTCGTAGTCATTGCCATAATAAAACTCCACCTTTCTTAAATAAAATATTATAGAAAAACCCGGTGGCTGAATTACCACCGGGTGTTCTATTGAATTAAGTTAAACTCCAAACTTGCTTCCGTAACGCTGTAGCGTTTTCTTTTCAATCATCTTGATGATTTCTCGCTTCTTGTCAATCATTTGCCGCTTACGGTCCGGGCTGATGTTTTTCGCGTTCGTGATTTCCTGGATTTCTTTCTGTTGCTTACTTACATCCCGAAGCGCTTTGTTCACAGCTTTGACAGCCGGAGTCGGATGACCCTTCTTGCCATAACCAGCGTGTTGCTGCTGGGCCGTGTTAACCATCTCGTAGAACTCTTCCGAGGTTCTGTTCATGTTCATGTCGTTCAGGAAGAAGTCACGAACCATAACCCGTTCCGTAACAGGTTTGCTTGGCAGGTTGCGTTCGTCTTCAAAATACATGTCCGGAATCTGCGCTACCATCATGCCCAGCGTACCGGTATAACCTCTAATGGTGTTATCCAGCTTGACAGGAGACAACCCGGAAATTTTTCCAAGCGCCTTGCTCAGTTCCGTAGTGTTGTTGTTGTACCGCATCTCTGCCGGCAGCCTCTTCAACCGGTTTCCTTCGATAGCCTTGTCTCGGAACAGAGAATAGTTTGTTATCCATTCCAGGATCGGCAAGCCTACCGTCGGGATCAGGTTCGGAACCAAAACTTCTCGCATCGCGTTAACCCATTCTTTACCGGCTTTGGGGTCCTTGTCGTAAAGCTTATCCAGCATTGCTTCGATACCGGAGCCAAACGCTATACCAGCTTCCTGCGGTTTCGGGATACGGAATTTCCCGATAATCCAGTTGTTCATTTTGATATGCGGATCAAGTTCCTCATACCAAGGTTCGTCTTTGTGCATAAACCACAGGGCCACAGACGGGAGCAGGATATAAAGCCCAAGCATACGAGCTGTCTGCATCCGTACCTTCGGGTCTTTGCTGAATATCATGCGGTTAAACATCTTGTCGCCGCCCTGGATGCATGCGTTAAAGAACGGAACCATCATGTTTACGCGCTGTCCGTAGAAGCCGGAGCGGCTGAAGTCTAAGGTTACATCCCTTGCATCAAGGGCTGCTTCCTGCATCGACTTGCCTTTTGCCCTTGCCCGCATGTACTCACCCATACGAGTGGAAGCTTCAACAACTTCGGACGCTGCAGCAAACTTTTTGGGAATATACTTGATAAGCTCCTTAATCAGCTCGGTCGGATGCGCTTTCAGGTACTGCCAATCCTTTTCACCCATCAACTCTTCCATGCTCTTTACAGCGCTTTCGCCACTGCCAAAGTAGTTGTAGGCCGTAATACCCATCGCGTCAAACTCACCGCGCAGTTCCTTGTCATGCAGGTACGCCCACATGCCGCGGAACGAATCCAGCACCGGCACAAAACCGTTCCGACTGGATACGCCGGCGAAGATTGTGTCGCGGATAAAGTTCCGGATGATAAAGGATGGAGACGTCGTGGCGCCGTACCGTAATGTCTGTGCTGCACTGCGGCACAAACCTTCTACAATACCCGCTGCAGGCATGTCGTAACCTACGACAGGACCGTACAAGTCCTGCGTGGTTTGGAAGGCAACCTTTTTTCCGTTAATCAGTACCGTAAAGATACAGTTCTTCGAGTCTGCAGTGCTTCCAGGAACCTGCTTCAGTATTCCTTCTTTTTGCAGTTCCGGACTGTTGGCTACCGTTTTCACAAAGTGTACGGCAACCTTGTTCCGTTCTGCGCGGTTCGTAAGCGCCTGGATGCTCTTATACGTGGATTCCAACGGGGAAATCAATCCGCGGTCACTACCAAGCTGTAACACGTGTTTCAGCATACTATCCACGTTTGCAATGCTGTCAGCTCCTCTGCCAAACTGGGCGATTGCCGTATCCAGTCCAGCCGTGTCGGAGTAGTCAATCATCAACGGGCAGTATTCTTTGTACATCTGGTTAACTTTGTCATGAACGTCCGCCGGAATCAGGTGACCCAGTTCCATCATCGTCAGCAGGTTACGCTGCAACTGATAATAGATTTGCGCCGAAGTATCGAACTCTTTCGGTGCTTCTCTTACCAGCGCTTCGAGGTCGGCCCTGGTAACGTCTTTCGGGAACTTGTATTCCTTTGCAAGGTCTTTTGCCATCTTCTCCGCAAGGGCAGGATCGCTCTTGGCAATCTTTTGCACCTGATCTCTCCACGACCCTTTGGCAAAGGGCTGCGGTCTGAATTTTTCGTATTCCGGATGTCTGTCGATAAAGTCCGTAAACTCTTTCTTGTCGTGCGTAATGTACTGTAAGCTCTTGTCCTCTACCAACCGTACCAGTTCCAGGATACGTCTTGCGCCAAGGTAATTGGAGAACGCGTCGTGCCAGTTGTTGATGCCGTGTTTCTCGAGGTAGTCCGGATACTTCCGGTCCATATCCTTTTTCATTATCGGCTCCAACGCCTCTTTAACGGTGGCAAACTTAAAGTCTTTCTTCAATTCCTTCAGTCTGTCCATCGCGGCTGTGTCTTTAGGATCGATTCCTCTCCCCAAAGCATCTTTCAGCGACTCAAACGCTTCTTTTGAACCTTGTACAAGCGTGTCTGCAGCGCCCTGTGCGTATGCCCTTGCGCCCTGCACCATGTTGTAAATCTTGTCTTCTTCCGCAAGCTTCTTGCCTGTGATTTTTTCAATTGTGTCGTCAATGTTGTGGATAGCATCGTTTTTGTCGATCCACTCACGATAGAATTTGTCGAACCTGTCTTTTAACCACTCAGTCCATGTCTGCGCCTTGTTCTTGTTCTGCGTGTTGCTGAACGCCTTAGACGCGCGGCCGGTCGCTGTGTTCTCGTTTGGCGTACGTACGTTGCGGTTAACGTATGCGTCCGCTTTGTCAATCACTTTGCCGGCGGCAGATATAATGGAATACTTGGCGTCTGGCATAGAAGAAGCACCCTCGTCTCCTTGGGTGCCTTGTACTTGTTCTTTATTTACGCCCTCGCCCAGCACTTTGTGTGCTGATGCCAACGCGCTTTCTTGTCCGAAGAAATCGTAGAAGCCAAAGCTTCCGCTGTACCTATACTGACCTTGCCCTTTCGCAGTTTCTGGATTGCTTGTAAGCAGAATGTCGTAAACGCCACTTCCCTGGCGATACAACGGCAGCAGACTCTTGTACGCTTCCTTATCGCTTGTTACGATGTAGGCCCAGGTTCCATACTCATGCTTTGCTGCCCAACGCAGGTACCGCATTTTTTGGCCTTCGTCCATCTGCATGAACTCTTCAGGCAGCTGAATGATAGACCGTACCTTGTCGCTGGCGTCCGTAAAGAAGACTGTTGTCTTGGACTGGTCTGCCAGCTTCTTTGAAATGTCTACCAATGCCTGCGTCGGTCCAAGCTTGGTCCCCAGCAGAATGTTAGGAACATCAGCCTTTTCGTCGTAATGGATTTGTGCGTGTTCCGGAATACTAAGCCTGCTTTCGTTTTTGCCTCCTGTCAGCACATTGCATTCCGTCGTATCGAGAATGATGTGTCCACCAAACCTTACTCCGCTCGGTTCCGCGTAAGATTTTAGGGAGTCTGTCAGGTCGAAATCAGCTTCGCTTGGTGTAATAACGCCGTCCGGATGGTTGTGCAGCATATAGAACGTGTCCGCCCCGATCCTGCGCATAGTTTCGCGCATCCGTTTTTCGTACTTGCGCTCGCTCTCACCTTTGTACTGTGCCTTAACCGTGGCCGGAAAAGCGGCCGTTACTGTCTCGTGATAAATCACCTTGCCGTCTTTAACGTACACGTAGTGCAGCTTTTCGTAGCCTGGGTGCCGCAGCACCTGCGCAATTTCCGCCAGGTCGCTAATGCTGTTTACTGTTTGTCCGGTCAAGTCGGCATAGCCTTCGTTAATCAGTTTTCTTGTGAGGCTGAATCCTTTTTCTGTGTACAGCGGCATTCCTCCAACTTGCTCTCCGAGTGGATGCAGTACAGTGTTAGCGGTTGCCGACGGTTCCTGTCGACTTTCTTTTGTGTGATTTCCTGACGCGCTGTCGAGGATGTCTCCTTCGACTTTTCCGAAGTCAAGCGACTGTCTGATTGCGTACTTAACATTTTTGCTTACCGCCTTGTCTTTAATCTGTGGATACTTTTCAGCGGCCTCATCGTAAAGCTTTGCCGCTTCTTTTGCTTCTAATCTTCCGGAAGATTCATTTCCTTCCTGACCTTCGCTCGGTAATCCCTCAGCTTCAGATGCAGCTGCTCTTTCGCTTCCGGATCTGTCTCGTTGTTCCACGCGTGTCTCAGTTCCTGATAGTCCGGCCTCTTCTGCAATTCCAAGTTCATCCGCCAATTCTTTGGCAAACTGCTGCCGAAGAAGATTTGTGCTTTCGTCGTAGATTCTTCCATCTTTTGCACCTTCCTTGGTTTCTGCAAAACCATAATTGTCTTTGTACGGGAACGCCACATATGCTTCTGACATGTCCGTCTTAAAGTCTGGAACCAACTTTTTGATTTCGTTCATCAGCTCCTGGTCGTCCATATCAGAAAGGTTGACAATTTCCATCTTTCCATTTCTGGTAGAGTGGCCGCCAACGACCAAGTTTCCGTCATCATCCTTAATAGTGTATAGCTTGTCGTAAAGTTCGGCAACTTCTTTTTCGCCCCAACCTTTCGGCAGCGTGATAAGTATTTTACCATGTTTTTCGCCGCCTTCTATTGGAGTAGATGAAACTACCATCATGGAGTTTTGCCACATCACATAGCCCAATCGCTTGCTAACAGCAATTGCATCATTTTTGTCAACATCAAGGTAAAAGCTTGGGTTTGTGTCCCCTTCAAAACCGCCAATCTGATTCTTTAATGCACCCTCATCAATCTTGTGCAACGCAAGGACTTTTCTGGCATATTTCGGACCCAGTTTGTCGTTTATTTCTTGCTTTCTCTCGCGGGACTGCTTATCCCAGGCCTTTTTAAATACTGTGTTGTCTGGGTCTGGCGCAACCTCAAAATTAACCTGTGCGCGGACGGAATATTTGGTTTTTCCTACTCCGGCTTTGGCAGGTTGTTTTGTTTCCTTATTTTTTCTTCGTACTGATTCATTTTTGCTGCGATTTCCTTTTTGATCGCCGGATCGGTCTCCTTTCGCCACCGGTTCACCATTCCCTGATAAACCTTGTCCTTCTGCAGGATTAAGTTCAACCGCCAGTCTTTGGGCAATTGCGCGCCCAATATAATCTTCGCGCTTATGTTGTCCACCCTCTTTCGACTTATCTTCATAACTGTTCTTGTCGAGGATTGTCGCAAATTCATCTGTGCCGTTTACGTTCAGTTCCGGAACCGCTTTTTTGACGTCTTCCAAAACTGTATCGTCAGACCACTTAGACGTATTGATAATTGTCATCTGCCCGTCAGAAGTGGAGTGTGTAGCCACAACCGGGTTTCCGTTGTGGTCTGTAATCTTTCCAAGCTTGTTTGAAAGTTCGCTTATTTCTTTTGATCCCCAGCCGGAAGGAATTTCGATAGACATTGTCTTGCCGGTGGTTCCAAGCACTTCTTTCGTTCCGGTTGCTATAACAGATTCCGGTTCAAACAGCCTGCCAAACATCTTTGCAACCGCCACTGTCTGCTGCGGGTTGCTAATTTCAACCGTATAGCCCACAGTAAGCTTGCCGTCTTTACTCTGGAAGGAAAGGTCTGGTTTTACATTATCCCTAATGTCGAACTCTGCCAGAATCCAGTCCGTCGCAAACTCAAGAGCATTAGTCAATGCCGACTTCGCTTTTGTTCTGTCTTCTTCTTTGTCGCTCTCAATCATCGACCGAAGTATTTCTGCGTTTTCCTTTCTCAAATACTTGCTCGGGTCAATGCTGAAACCAACAACAAATTTATCCTTCCCACCAGCGCCGTTGTCGAATGGAGTAATCTTGACGTTAGACCGGTCGTAAGTTCCGGTAAGCGGAACGTCGTCAGGTGTGCTTTCCCACGAGAATTCGTTCAATTGACCGGTTCCTTTTGTAGCTATATTATATACCATTTCCCTTACTTTATCAAGAATTTCTTTGGCTTTTGCAGGGTCTTTTAGATTTTTTATCTGTTTGTCTGCTTCCTTAAACAGATTCGATATCCTGACCTGATCATTGCCCTTGTACGTGATATCCCTATAGGCTACTTCTTCATCGGCGCCAGCCTTAATACGTTCCTCGGCTTCGATAACGTCTTGTATAAAATTCTCTTGACCGTTCCACTTGTTTTTAATACCGTTAACAAGTTTTTTCTTGTCTAACGGTTTTTTGCTTTTCTTTTTGTCCTTGTTGTGGTTTTCAACAGTTTTTTCTGCATCTTCAATCAACGAAACAAGCCTCGGCAGTTTCTTCGCGGTTGCCTGTTCCTTCAGGTCCGAAAGAATGCCTGATATGTCTTTCCCGCTCTCAACTTTTTCCAGCGCTGCGTCGACTAAACCTACTCCAGCTTTTTGTTCTGCTTTAACTTTATCAAGCGCGGCCGCTTTGTTTTTGTTGCGTTTGAGTCGTGCTTTAGCTTCATCAATCATGCCTGCGATTCTCGACTGTTCTTTTTCGGTCGTCTTCATGTCTGCCGGGAACAGGTTACGGATCGCCTCCCACGTGATTGACTGCATCTCTCTCGCGCTTAACGGTCTTCCTTCTCTTTCGCTTATCTCGGCAGCGGCTCTGCGATATGCTTCAAAGTAAAGCGGATATGTGCCAGAAATACCAATAATGTCGGACCCGCCAGCCGCACCGAAGTTGTCTTCAACAGACGAAGAGCCGCCGCTTGTCGGCTGCATTAAACCAACGCCGACCGCGTGTGTATCGATTGTAGCGTTTAACTTGCTTTCGGGGAAGCGTATGTTGTTAGAGAAGTTTCTAACCTTGTGCTGCTCGCCCAGCTGATAGGAAATGTTTTCCCATGTAGGATTAGCCGCAATCGATACAGCCTTTGCAATCGAGCCAAAGTCACCCCATGCCGCTCCCGCGTTTTCTCCCTTGGACGTTTTTACGTAGTCGCCGGTTCCACCTTCCGGAGTTAGAACCCTGTAGCCCCTGTCATTGTGCGCCTTGTCGAAACATTTGATCCAAATAGCAGCCGCTTCGTAGTCGCCGGCGTTCAACAGCTGTTTAAGCGTTTTATTTTTTGCACGTTCAAGCGCTTCTCTGTTTTCGTCGCCTTCAACAATCGACTTGTGCGTTACTTTAACAAGCTCTGTTTTTACAGGTTCTCCGCGCTTTTCTCTTGCAGCTTTATCTTTTTTCGATTCTTTAACAGGTTGTTCAACCATTTCGCTGTAGCCGTCAGCCTGTTTGGACATTTCTTCCGTCCACGCTTCGTTTGCGTGACCGAATACGCAGTCCAGGATACGTTCCGCAAGAGTCATGTTCGTGAACCAGTCTTTTTGCGGAGACAGTACAGCAATTATGCCAGCAGAAGCGTGTTCAGAAATGCCGTAGTGTTTCTTCCATTCTTTGGCAACCCTATTGCCACCATCGTACCACTTCCTGGCCCGTTCGCGAATGTTTTCAGGAACCTTGTCGTACAAGTATACAATGTTGTCCTTTATTCTGTTTATAATTATATTCGCTGCCTTCTCTGTGTTTCTTTCAGAAGTAGACAGGCCAGGCAGACTCTTTAATGCGTCCACCAGTTTCTTAAACAACGCCGGGTCTTTCTTTACAGCTTCCAGGTCAGCAATCAATCTCTGAGTTTCGCTGTCCTCTGTTGAACCTTTTGCCTTTGTCTGGCGTGTTGATACTTCAGCTGCCAACGGGTTGTTTTTGTAGTCTGTCTTGTCCTTCGGATTTGCGTATTTAATAGCGTACTTCGCATTGTCGCTTAATGCCGCAGGTTCAAAGTTCAGCTTCCCGTTGGTAACATACGGCCGTCCCGATTTGTCCTTGACATTTTGCAGAAGCTGTGCTACAGTAATTGAAGGATCGTTATCGTTCGCCGATGCCAGCAATTGTTTGGCGGTGGCAGGTAACGATCCTTTTCTTGTTAATTGGTAGTACATTGCCTTACCAACAACAAATTCTCCTGCGCTTCCGTCTTTTTCTTTTGCCTGTATGTGGATCGGGTAAATCTTGTCCCCGTTTTGAACTGCAGTATACAGGTCTACATACCTTGTGTCTGTTCCGTGTACGGCGTCCGGATGCTTTTCAATGTACATTGCATTGTTGAGAATCTCGTCTACTATAGCCAAAGCTTTTTGCCGTTCTTCTCTGACAAGGCCTTTGTCAAATTCGTTGGCTCCTGCGCCACGGACGAGATGATCGTTCGGTTTAGACCGTTTGATTCTTCCGTTAGGGAGCACCTCTTCATCATACTTTTGTGTAAATCCAATTCCGTCCGACCCTAAGATTCGGAAAGTTTTGCCGATTAAAGAATCCGCAATAGCAGCTCTTACGGCAGGGTCTGTCGTATTCGCTCTTGCTACGTTCGTAACGTCAATCACCGGTATCCTTGTGTTGCCGGTGATTTTTTTGTTTGTAACGAGGAATTTCTTGTCGTTGTTTACGGCGTTTTCCTCTGTAGCAAACCGACCCTTTGCGTCCCGGTTCCAAACCTTACCTTCTTCAATCTGCTGATAGATGTTGTGTACGTTTTCCGCACCTGTCAGCACTCGCAAAGCCGCGTTGGCAAAGTCTTTAATCTTCTGGAACAGCTTGCCAAACAGCGTACCCTTGTGCTGCAAACGGGCCAACAGCCAATCACGATAGCCGTCCGCCATTGCTTCTTCCACATCGATTCCTTTTGCTTCTGCAATCGGTGTGAAGTGTTTCAGCATGGCTTCTTTTTCCTTGTCCGTCAGCACCCAGTCCCAAATTGTGTGGAACGCTTCGTGGAAGGTCGTACCTCTTCCGCTCTCCTTAGACAGTGCCACCAGGGACCCTTTATCCAGGCGCCGCGCATAACCTTCAACGGTAATAGGAGTATCGGTATCGGTAAGTCCGTGTTCCTTGCGCGCTTTAGCTTCTTCCTCAGCGTTAAGGAGAATTTGGTCTTTGATGTTCACCTTCATCTCCAGACCGTTAGGCATGGTGAAAATCAGGTCGTTACGATTGATCCGGAACCCTTTTGCACCCTTAAACGCTTTCTTTGCTTCTGTAATCAGCTCGTCCAGAGAACGCTTCAGTTCCTGACCATTCTCTGTGTTGGATGCTTCTTCTACGGACGCAGAGTATTTGGTGGTGTTTTCAGGAGTTGTATTGTCAATGTCTTCCGCAAAGTGGATTGTAGCTTCCTGCCCGTTAGCCTTCAGCTGGTCGATAAGTTCGTTTATTGAGCGCAGCTTAAGTGGGCGACGCCCCTCTGCAACAAGTCCTTGGTTTACACGTTCCGTGCGTTTTACTACAGCATCGACACCGTTCTCCATCAATACATTGCCTGGTGTCAACTTTGCATCATGAAGAGCGAGAGTTCTTAACTCATGATACATCCATTGCAACAACGTACCCATAGTCCCCTTGACTTTTTCTCCAGTATCTGGATCAGTCCACCCTTCGATACTTGTGTAGTCAAGTTTGTCTCCGTCTGATAGTATCGGAGTGTATGTTTTATCACCAATGGTTATTCTTAAGTTTTCTTTCTTTTTCTTGTCCCTGGCTACCCACCTTTCGCGCATCTCTTCATAGCTTTCGCCGGTTTGTTTTGAAGTCTCATTGGAGTCTTTCCTGTTCTTAAAGATTTTCGACAGTTGCTCGTCAAGTTTTTCTTTTGCTTCTTTTAAACGCCGTGCTGCTTCTTCGTCTGTTATAATTTGGAATTCGCGATCTGCGTTTATATCTTCTACTTTTCTTTCGTAGGCCTTTTGAGCAGTTGTTGCTTCATCTTCAACCGTTGCATTTTGTGATTTTTTCTGTACGGTATTCGTTGTGCTGATACCTACATTTCCTTTTTTCAGCTTTCTGGCAAGATCAAGCGCATCTTGGAAGTTAGGTGTTAACCCTACCTGTTCCTTTTTGTTTTCAAGGCTCTTAATGATTTCGTCGATGCTTAAGAACTCACCGTTGTCGTTCATCTTAATGGCTTCGTACAGTAAGCAACGCAACGGGTTGTCTGCACCTTCGACGGCCTTACCGTCTGTGGATTCCCAACGCATAATGCCGTCGTTGTTTGCGTTCGATTTGACAATGGTAAGCCTATAGCTTTTGTTTCCAACCTTAACAACGATGCCTTTTAAGCCTTCGTACGTCTTGCGCAAGGATTCGCTTACAATAATAGGATCGCCTTGGCCGGTAGTAGGAGCTTCCGCTTTCGCTTCCGCCTTGTCAAGCTCTTTGTCAAACTTGTCGGCAGCAGCCTCGGCCTGTTTTTTAGCTTCTGCAACAGAAACGGTACCTTCTTCAACGGCCTTGTTGGTCTTTTCTAATTCTCCGTTGTAGGTTTGTTCGGAAGCTGATAATCCTCTCCGAACAGCATCTTTCCCGTCTGCTGTTCTGCCCACATCTGCTGATTGTTCAGGTAGTCCGCTTGCTGCATTTTCTCCTCGATCGGATTCTTTATTGCGTACGTCCTCATCATTTGCTCGTAGTACCGTTTCGCCTGTTCCGTTCTCATGTCCAGATACGGGTTCAGTCTCCCGTCCTCTACCATTTTCTGATAAATTTCCGGACTGTTTTGCTCCAGATGCTTCCGATACTGTTCCCTGGTTATCTGCATTTTTCTTTACCTCAGTCGCCTTAAAAATAGAAGAACCGCTCTGATCTTCCGTATCAGCGCGGTTTGCTTGCTGTTGTTTTTCTGTTACGCTTCTCTTTCTGCCTTTACTTCCTCGATTACTTCCTCTGTTGCTTTCTCCAGAGCCGGATTCGAGTCGTCCGTCGTATCCGTTGGATAGTTCCCCGGATTCTCGTAATATTTCTGAATAATCCGCATCCACGGGGAAGCTGTTATCGATCCACTCATACCGCTCTACGCCCCTTTCGTCCTTTATCCTTAAATAATTCTTTAAAATTTCGTTGTCAACGGGAATGGTTTCTGTGGGACCTAACCGGTCTTTCCGTGCGCCATTTGGTAACTGTATTGTAACATATCCATTCGGTTTTTGCAACACCAGTTTGCTTATATTTTTTGGATTGTCAAACCGACCGGTTTCTTCAAAGCGTTTTGAGATTCGTCTTAACGCTTCATCTGCGGAAACATCAACCAAAGAAAGTGTGACTTCATACGGCTGTATTACATTTTTGTTTGAGTCTTTCACGCCCTTGTCGTTGTGAAGTTGGGATATTTTCTTCTGTATAGAATCGTAATTCCCACCTATTGTCGGATAGCAAATGTTGTCTCCCTGCTCTATTGCGTACATAAACATAGACTTGCTTAAAGCAGAGCTTTCATCGTGTACAATGTCTGCAAGCGCGCCACCATGAAATTCGGGAAGCAGTTTTTTAGCCTCATCCGCGTCAATCAGCAGGTATCCTTTGTTGTCGGTTAGGTCTTTGGTTACCGTACTCTTGCCTGCGGCAGGATAACCAATTGCAAGCGTTGCTTTCCTTTCACGCTTTCTGTTTTGTATCCCAATATTGTACAGATATTCTACAATTCTTGCCTGTAATTTTTTCCGCTCCGGCGTTAACTTTTCGTCTATAGTCCTGGAAATACCGGTGTCCTTGATAAACTTTTCTTTCAGTGCTTGTGCAACCGCTGCGTTTTCTTCCCGACTCTTCGACTTATCATACACGAACGGATTTTCGTCTAACCACTTCCGTACTTTTGGACTTAACAGCTTGCGGCCATCGTTTAAGATCAAGCCACGCTTAACCGAATCTTCCATAGCGTAGCGGTTTGCATCGGCTTCAGCTTGGGTGATTTCTCCACGCTGTAACAGGATGTCAAGCGAGTTGTTGTACTTTTGCATCAACTCATCCGCTTTCTCCTGTGTAAATGTCATGGATTTTACCGCAGTATCTACCTCGTTTTTAAATCCGTCGAGATGCCTTTTTGCCGGAGTCTTTTTGGTTACTTCAGCTTGGTTCTGGTTTTGCCCACTTTCACCGGTTTGACCTTTTTGTTGCTCAACTTTTTCAGATTCGGAGTTTCCATTTTGATTCCGATTTTCGCCGGTTTCGGGCTGCGATAACTTCTCGGACTTCTGACTCGTACCATTCTTCTTACCTTCTTTCTTGGCTTTCGGTTCCGGGTAAACTACCTTGCTTGCCTCTGCATATGCCTCTGCTGGAGTCTTACCCTCGGCTATCAACTCATTTACACGGTTTTCAAACCTCTTGCCGCTTAACTTAACCGGCTTAACGACGTCTCCCTTAACCTCATTAAACGCCTCGTCCGCAGTTTTCCCTTCTGCAATAAGTTGTAAACCGCGATCTCTTGCTTTTCTAACCTGTTCGATCAGCGGCGCTTTTTCGCTTGTGTTAAGTGTAGAAGTCTTCGCATTAAAATCGTCTTTCAACAAGCTTTCAAGCCTCTGCTGTGGGGACTGCGAGGACTCTGCAGCAATCTCTTCATCCGCTTTTGCATAAGCTCGTTGCTTAAGCTCTTCCGGCAAATTGCTTTCTTCCATAGCCTTGACCGCAGTTTTAACTCCCATCCGCGCGCGTTTTGCAACATTAACAACTTCGCGTGGAACTATGTTTTGCTGTTCCGCTGACTGCTGTTCCAAGTTACTTTTAGCCGCCGTCTTTTGCTCGTTGGTCGGCTGATACCCGGTCAAAGGTGTCGCTTCGTCGTTATTCTCTTGTGCAACAGGTTGTTGCACCTGCTGTTGCTGTCCAGTTGCAGGAGCGGCCGCGGGAGTTGCAGGAGTAGTGGTTGTTGCATTTTTTGCAACATCTTGATTCTGTTGTGCCTGCTGTTGTTGTACAACAGGTTTCTCCACTTCAGTTGTATTAGCAGTTGTATTAGCGGTTGTGGCAACATTGGGAGCAGGTTGGGTAACGGTTGGGTTAGCATTGTTAACAACAGTGGTCTGCTGTCTGTTCCCGAGCATTTGGCTGTACATGCCACGCGCTACCTGTATCCTCTCTGCTGCAGTGTCGCTCCAATTCTGTTTCTGCGAGTAGTAATTATCGAAACTGTTCTTTAAATTCTGCCGCTGTTCCGGGCTTAACGCATCAAGTTCCTGCCTCGTAAACGCGTTGTAATATTCGTTGATCGGTCCAACTTCGGAAGCATTGTCCTGCTGATACTTCTGTGCTTCGGAAACAGCCTGTTCCTGCTGTTCCTGCTCGTGGGTCTTTGCACCGAACACTTCTCGAATAGCGTCCTGCCGGCGCTGTCTTTCCTGCTCAACAAGGTTTTTATAGTATTCTTGCTGCCTCTGCTCCTCGTTAACGCCCTGCAGATTTCCAGAAACACCATAGTCGCCAGAAGACAATTCCGAAGTGCTAATGTAATACTGTACGGCGCCAAACATCTGCTGAGGAGACTGCGCACTTTCGTATACACCGTTATGGCTGGACCCGTTCTGGATCGTGCCACCATTTTCAGAAACCATAACAATGTGGTTTCCGTTGTTAACAACCGCAAGGTCGCCAGGTTTCGGAACATAATTGTTCGGGTCTTTCAGCTGACCTTTTTCTTTTGCGATAGCAACAAAGTTGTCTACGTTAATTTGGTCCTGGTAATCAGTTCCAGCCAAAGCAAGACCAATAGTCCGGGCGCAGTTTGTTCCGTCAGATGCGTTGTAACCAATGCGCCCTTCCAAGTTTCTCATGCGATCCACAAGGTTGGTAGAAGTGTCGTGCTTTGCGATAGCTACGGCATCTGCGAACTCGTTGTTGGTGACAGCGTTCTGGATGTTGACAGCAGGATTTTCGCCCTCTTGCTGTTGCGAACCCACAACCTTGTTCCTAACATAGCCTGCGCCACCATAAAGGGCACCCATACCAAGACCAGCTGCAGCACCGGTGGTTGCGGCGTCAATCTGTTCTGTATTCCATTGGAACGGGTTAACGATTTGACCGATGTTGTCAATCTGCCCCTGTGCATATTGACTTGCCCCAGTCTGTGCGCCTTCTTCCCAAGCGTTCTGTGCCACATTGGTAGCCATAAATTCACCAATGTCACGGACTTTGCCAAGGATACCCTGACGCATCTTGTCACCAAACAACCGACCGATACCAACGGATTCAAGCAGGTTGCTTGCACCAAGTATGCCAAGGTTGGCAACAAAGTTCTTCGCCATAGCTTCCTGAACTTTGTCCATATCAACGTCATTCATATCGATTCGGTTGCCGTTCTTGTCCGTGGTCATCTCACGATAAACACCGCCAGATTCAGAGCCTGCCTCTAACGGTGAGGACGCAATTACGTTTTTGATTAACTTGCCTGCCGTTGAGCCACCTTTTAATGCGGCCGCAACAGATTTCAGACCGATTTTTGATGCAAACGCGGCCATAGCGCCGGTTCCGGCAGCAGCTATACTTGACGGTATCGCAGCGGATAATAATGCGGCTTCAGCCATCATCACACCGCTGGACCCAAGGCCGCCACCAACATCGTATGTAAAACCATTAGGATCAAGCAGGTAGTCCTTTATACTGGAAAGTCCGTTTTTTGTGATTTCATCGAAAGTGTACTCCTTGGGTCTGCCATAATTCTGCACAGCCTTTTGGATTGAATCACCGATGTCACGAGCCGTTTCACTTCCAGTAGCACCCGCAACAAGGTCAACCTGCCCACCAAGTGTACCAGCACCCTGCTGAACCGCGCCACGAAGGAACGAGTTCAGATAGCTCGGTTCTTCCGCTCCCTGCTGTTGCGGTTGTCCGCTTACACGATTAACAATAGACCCAAACAGACCAGGTTCTTCTTGCGGCATCTGTGCAGGAGCACCGTAATTTTCCCGTATCATCTTCTGATACGGAGTCTCTTCCTGTTCCGGGGCATTAAAATTAACCCCCAACTGTTGCTGTTGGGGGCCTGCTTCATATTCATCTAAATATTTACTTAATTCATCATATGTTGCCATAGTGTTCTTCACTCCTCGCGTTCAAAAGTATTGCTTCTCATCCGCTAAAGTCATAGTCTCTCTTAAATACTATGTTTAGAAATTCATTTGGATTGTTGTTGTCAGGGTCAAGTCCGGCTCGTTGACGAACAAGCCGCGCAATGTCTTTGCTGAACTTACCGCCGTTCCTTTCCACAAGTCGCTGAAGCGCCGGTTTCAAGGAATTGTAATCGTTAAAGTTAATCTTTGTCGGCTGTTGTTTCTGCTGGCCTACGCCGTTCCTTGCGAAGAACTCATTGTCGCCACGCTGTTTAACAGCATAAAGCATGTTATACTGTCGCTGTTTTTCCGGGGACAGCTGGAAGTTAGGATTGGTTAGCCTGCCCTCTGCGACCTCGTCGTCCAAAGCTTTAAGGCCTTCCGTAGCCCGCTTGTAGTCGTCCTTTGAAACGCCAGTGTTTGCTGCAGCAGCGGAACCGTTTCTGCCACCACCTAAAACAGCAAGCCATGCGGATTTTTCATCCAGACCCGCGTACCGCATCAGCTGGTTGACTCTGTTTGCCGCTTGCTGTTGCGTATATGCACTTTGCGTCTTCAACCACTCAAGCCTGTTACGAAGCTGCATGTCTGCATTGAATTGCATATCCTCTCGTTTCTGCTGTCTTGCTGTCTGCAGGTCTTCCAACTTTTGACCGCGCAAGTACTGTTCTCTCGGGCTGATTCCCTCTTTCATCATGAACTCGCCCATCTTGGGATCGAGTCTGTACAGTTGGAACGCAGCCTGTCTGTATTCCGGGCTGTCAATCTTCATGTTCTGCATCTCTGCAATCAGGTTGTCAGCCATGTTGCGGTTCTCCGCCGCTTCCTGCACTTTGTACGCTTGGATTCGCGGAGCCATAAGCTGTTGTGCGTCCTCGTAGCTGTACCCACGATTGTTAACGAGGTAGTTAATAACACCAGCCTCGTACTCTGCAGCCGTAGGTTTTCTTCTCGCTACCGCGTTGCCTTGTGCCGCCATCTGTGTTGCGGCTCCTGGAACAGTGTTATACATCTGCTCCTGCTGGTTATGAATCTGCCGCGCCATAGCATTCGCATCAGCAATGTTATTAAACAGGCCAAGGTGCTGGCCGGTCCGGTGATATTCGTCAATCGCCTGCTGCGGAGACATAATCGTTCCGTTCTGCGAAACTGTCGGGATCAGAACCTCTTTTCCGTCCTCATTAAAGCTCATAGAACGCACGGTGCTGATCGATCCATCCGGATTTTGTACAACAGGCCTATTTGCTAAATCAATATTTCCTGTATAGTTTTGCAGCGTCTGATTTAACAAGCCCTGCTGTACGGCCTGTGTCTGTCTGTCGTTATCCTGTGCCTGGTTGAATACGCTTTGCGGATTGTTCCACGCATCTTCAACCGATCCTGGATTAATGATATTGTAAGGCATTTATATCACCGCCTTTAAAACGATCCGTTGCTTCCAAAATTCTTTTGTCTAACATATTCTGCTATCTGGTTAAATAACCCGCCATTGTTAAAATCGCTTTCTGCATTAACACCATATCCGTAACCAGCATAAGGGTCGTTAACAACAGGAACATTCGGGGCCGGGTCTACATATTCCGGAACAGGTCCCCATGCCTGTCCGCCACCACCTTGTCCGGTGTTTCCATGAATTCTAAGGTCGGATGCGTTAGGAACTGCATCCGCTACTATCGGCGCCGTTGCTGCGGGTGTTTCGTTTGCAGCGTTATTCATAACCGCGGCTATTCCGCTTGATGCAGGACTTGCGTTTGTGGGGGCATACCCGCCACTCGAAGCAGCCGCAACCTGTTCCGGAGCCTGTGCAGCCGGAGCACCGCCTCTCATCATCACGACCATCCGTGCCAGCTCATCCGGGGAAGCCATCTTTGCCAACTCTTCTGCACTGAAGTTCTGACCCTGAATCTGGCGTAACTGGTCATCCGTATACGGAGCGGGTCCGTTTGCAGGTTTCTGCGGGAAGTTTGCTGCAGACGGAGCAGAACCGCCTGCCGGTGTGTTTTGCGATGAATCCATATAAATGCCTCTTGAGGTATCAATATAAGTGCCAGGTCTTGCGGCAGGATAAATACCCCTTGCGGTATCTATGATGACCCCGGGGTGAAGACCAGCCATACGGCCAAATTCTCCGTTTGCATCCGCGCCAATTACATTGCCCAAATCTCTGGTGCCGTTGGTAAACATGGTGGTGTTTCCCGGATTATAACCGCTTCCGTTCGCCATCTTGTTCCAAGCGTCTGCTACGGAACTTACACCACCACCGTTATCTACGTTGCCTACAGTAACACCAGAGGTGTTGTTCTGCTGCGGAGTGCGAGGAGCATTGTTGTTACGACCCTCGTACAGCACCTTTCCGTTGCTACCGTTTCTGTACTCATCAAACGCTTTGTTCATAGAGGAGTAGTAGTCGTTACCCCTATTGCCCGCGGAACTCGGTACACCGGTTACGCCGTTCTTTTCATCCGCACCGATGCCGTTCATCACATTGTCGTTTGCTTCCTGCGAGGTCTTCGCCCGCTTCTTTTCAAAGTAGTTCTCTCCGATTGCGTTTCCAATCAGATAACCAAGACCCATCGTCGGGTTAGCGTTCATCATGCGAATAATCGCATTGTTAACTTTGTACCTGGTATCGTCGTATTTCGGATTCAGGTTTCTGTAAGTTGTATCAGCCATGATTAATCACTCCTCACCATTCATTTGTTCCGCCCTTGGCGATAAAGCCGTCGGCGTAGTAGTTGTTTTCGCCCGAAACTTTCAGGTCGTAGACTGGACAGAATTCATCGTATTCGATAGATACAAGTTCTAACCCGCCGCGCAATTTCTTGCCAAGCTTCATATTGCCAACAGTTACAAACGTGCCGTCATCGCAAAGAATCGGCTGTGTCGATGTAGTAAACGCGACATGGTAGTCGTCGTTTTCGTCTGTCGCTGTAAACGCATACACATCAGCATAATGCGGTTCCATGACGCTCAAGACTTCTTCCACGCTTTCCGTTCCGTCAACATGCGGACAAAGCACCTTGTCGCCTCTGACAATATCCTGAATATATTTCGCAGTTCCGTCTGCCATCTTGATAAGCGTGTCTGCACCGAAACACCAAGCGCTTGCCCAACCGGAAGCGATACCGCCGAACAGGCCGCCAAGCGTGTTTCCAAGTAGACCGCCGCCACCGCTCATGTTCTGCGTTGCTGTCGTCGTGCCTTTGCCGGAAACTCCCTGCAACGCACCCAACGTGCTTCCGTTTAAGCCCATAGATGCGTTCCACAGATTCAATGCAGGCTGTTGCGCCGCTTCCTGTGCCGCCGCGCCTGCCGTGATACGGGCTGTCGCTTGGTCTGTCTGCTGTCCTGCCAATCCCGACAACAGACCGATGTTCTGCTGGTATGCGTCGCTCATGGCGTTTGCCGCGGCATCGTTAATGCCCTGTACACCCGTGTTCATCACGGAACTGTTGATAACACCACGGCTTCCCAAATCGTTGAGCAGAGTACCCATCGAATTGTTTACACCGCGCTTGATGGCGGCTTCCATATTCTGTTGGTACGCACTTGGTAACTGACCGTTAATCAGACCCGCCACCGTGTTGTTTGCGCTGGCAATCTGCGATTGTGCGGCATTGTTCAACCCAGCAAAGTCTACTTTTGTACTGCCTAACGATTCCCACAGCAAGTCCCTTGCGGTATTGTTCAACCGCAATGCGTTCGGTGCGACCGCTTCGGAGTACCGGGCAGCCTGATCCTGCAACCGCCTCTCTTCCGGTGTCGGCTGATAACTCTGTACGGTAGTGCTGCTCCCACCCTTTTTAAAATTGCAATGCAGGGATTTGCGGTCAAAGCAGATTTCACTCTGTCCGCGTCTTCCCTTTTTGCAGATTTCAAAAATTAAATTTATCATCATCTGTCACCCTTTCTGAAAAGTGAACAGGAAAGGCTTATTCTGCACAGGTTGGGCCTTCCCCTTGTGTCAAATACTTGGTTACATAATAGGTTGGAATGCCTGATTTTTCGTCCACGCCGCGATGTGTTATCACCACGTTGCGCCCCAGTTCGTCCTTGCAAAAGAATCTTTTCTGCCCGTTTACGTCCAGTTCTTTTTCAATGCGCCAATGCCAAAATCGGATGTACGGCTTAATCTTTCTTGTGCAGATCGTCATCAGCTTCGTGTAACCGCTCTGCAAGGCAATCATTTCACAAACGTCGTACCAAAAGTGGCCATCGCCGCATGTTAAGTATATTAAAAAGATGCCGCCCTCGTGGTCGGGTTTAAACACGGTAAACCCTCTGTACGGCATCCACAAGAAATTGAAACCGGCAGGACATTCAAACTTATCCTGCGTTTTTTCCTCGTAAAACTGAATCCATTCTTCCAATGTGTGGGGAATTTTATAGTTCACGTTTCCTCTCCCCTTCCCTCTTTATCCTCTAACTCTGAAACTTCGCTTCCAACACCTTCCACAATGCGTACCAATACTTTTCCTTGCGCGTAAATGCGTTTTCGGAAATGCCGCACCTCGGCGTTACGCCAGCCAGCGAACACACCAGCGCGTACATGTACTGTTCTTCCAATGTTTCCGGTTTCGGCAGGTTTTCTACAAGTCCAGAAACTGTCTGTGTCGCCATGTAAACCACCTCACTGCCACGGCGTAATGCG